TCTGGGCCGCATGGTCGGCGCCCACGATCAATGGCGACGGCGCTGACTGCATGGTCGGCGACCTGGTGGTGCAGCTCACCGCAGGCGCTGCCACGAATTCGCAGAACGGCCCGCAGATTCCGCGCTACACGGTCTACAACCCACGGACCCGCACGGCGACGCACTCAGCAGTTTCTGTGCAATTCGGTGATACGACCACGGTTGACGAGTTCTATACCTCCAACTCATCGAATACATACGACGGGCCGAGTTTGGTCTATGACCCGGTGGCAAATCGTTATTACTTCTGGACGCTAATGCAGGCCAATGCAATGCAGGCGTTCGAGGTAAATCCGACCACCACGCCGTGGACGCTGACGAAGAAGACATTCACCGGCGCCGCGCCGAATCCGCACAAGATCATGGGCCGCAAGATGATGTTGCTAACGGCTGCAAATGCCATCGTGTTTTTCAACGACGGCAGCACAGATGCTTACCTGTACAAACTGAGATAGAGCGAAGATGACGACACTCGTTGTTCACGACACTACCAAGCGCGTCGGCGGTTCCGATGAGGCGCTGACTGGCAGTACGCCTGACACCGTTGGCTCGGGGGCCTGGTCGAAGATCAGTTCAGGCCCGGACATGACCCGAAAGGTCAATTACTCCGAGCCGAACACCGCAGCAACGGTCACGCGCTACAGCAACGCGCAAGACCCCGGCGACGACGTGTACGACGTGTACGTCGAATCGCCAGGCGGCGACGATGGTATCTGGGCGTGCGGTCGCATGCAGGTGGACGGTTCATGCTACGGCCTATTTGCGCGCAAGACAGGCGATTATGCGCAGCTTGAACTGGTGGCTGCCGATGGGAGCCGGTCAAGTATCGGAGCCCAGGTAAACACGATAGGCCTGAATTCGGCTTGGCGTGCCGCCTGCAAGATTGCATTCAGCGGAGCGAATATCACCTGCACGGTGTACTACAGCACCGACGGCTCTGACCTTGTGGCCGCGACGCCATTCGTCCGCACTGACTCGACGATCACGAGTCGCGGCAAGGGCGGGCTGATGTCCTACGACGGCCGCATCAACGTCTTCAAAGTGACAAATGCAGCGACCGTCGCCACTGGCGTAATTCGGCGCGCCCTTCTGGGCATCGGGTAACTCAGCAAACCATCGAAAGGAATTAAGCATGAGCGACAACTACACTGCAAATGCAGGGTCCGGCGGCGACACATTCGCAGCCGACGACATCGCTGGCGTCAAGCACCCGCGCGTCAAGGTCGGGTGGGGCGCCGATGGCGCTGCGACCGACGCATCAGTGACCGCGCCGCTGCCGGTGCAGACGAGCATCGAGTCGAGCCAGATGATGATCGGTGGCGTGGTGGTGACGCCGAAGTTTGCCGCCATCGCTGCGTCGACAAGCGGCAACAACACCATCGTGGCCGCAGTCACGAGCAAGAAGATTCGGGTGCTGTCCGCGTGGTTCGTCGCCGCCGGCACTGTGAATGCAAAGTTCCAGAGCGGCGCAAGCGGCACTGATCTTACGGGCCTGTTCTACGGGGTCATCAACGCTGGTGCGGTGCTGCCGTTCAACCCGGCCGGCTGGTTTGAGTCGGCTTCTGGTGTGCTGCTGAACCTGAACCTGTCGGCAGCGATCGCCGTTGGCGGCTCCATCACTTACATCGAGGTGTAACCAGTGGCCAGCTCGCCGGCCCCGCTGCCTAGCCTTGGGCTGCTCAACGGCCTCGGTGTTTCTGGCGTCACGTTCGCGGGGACAGTCCCGTCCAAGACCGGGACGATCGGGGTGCCGTTTGCCTGGGCGTCGCCGGCCCTCGACTCCTACTTCACCGGCGGCGGCACCTATGCGCTGCTGACCGGTACTCTGCCGCCTGGTCTGACGATCAATGCCACGACCGGCCACCCCGAAGGCACGCCGACCTTTGCCGGAAACTACACGATCTCGATCCGAAAGACCGCCACCAGCGGCAGCCCGGCGACTGCCGACACCAACGCCTTCACGATCACGATCAGCGCCGCTGGGGCCTACTCGACATCGCTCGGGCCGTTCGCGCTCAACACCGGCAGCGGGCCCCGTCTGGGACATGCGTGCTCCTGGTCGATCTTCCACGGCGGCGCCATCGGCTCGCTGACTGGCTGCGTGCTGGAAGAAGGCACCGGCACCACGGACGTGACCACGGGGCTGCTGTTCATCACCGGCCTCAGTGCGTTCGGCGCGGCCGAGGCGCAAGTGCTGTTCAGCGATGGCGGCAGCGCGCGCAAGCAGGTGGTGATTTCGTGAGCGACATGCTGCGCAACTGGTCCGAGACGCTGCCGGGAGGCATGCTTATCTCTGGCACCGAGTTCTGCGGCTTGCTGGCCGAGGACATCGAGATTGCCGCGGCGGGCGGAGATGTCGGCGCCGGGATCATGAGCGGCTTCGGCCTGGTCGCCGGCAAGCGGTACAAGCTCGTGATCGACACCAGCACCTTCGAACCTGGCAGGCTGTGGCTGAACGAAGACGGTTCGGGGTACTCCTACGGCCCGGGAACTTTCACGTTCAACCTGTACGAGGAATCGCTCTTGATCGGCGCCCCGCTTGCCGACCGCGTGGTGACCATCACGGTGGGCGACGACGCCGGTCCGATCAGCTACGTGCGGATGCGCGAGGTGGCGCTGTTCATGAGCGAGTTGCACTTGATCCATGGCCTGCTGGCAGGATCCCCGCTGACCGTCACCCAAAGCTCGCGCGACGCCGGCAGCATCAGCCAGACGCTGACGGGCACGAGTTCGGTGGTTGTCGAGAGGGCCTAAGTGCTCTCGCCGCGGCTGGTCCAGGCGCAAGGCTTTGGGGCCGGCAGCACGCCATTCCTGATCGCCGTGCAGGGCCTGTGGCATGTGTCTTCCACAGAAAACGGCCCAATGGGAGGCGGATACTTGCCGCCGCATGTTGAGCCAGACCGGTTCGACCGACAGCGCACTTTGTTGGAGTTGGATGACGAAGACATCCTGCTCATCATGGCGCACCTTCATAGGATCGTCCAATGACAGCCGCGACGTGCCTGATGCTTCACTTTCGGCCGGGCTCGCCGATCCATGCCTACCGGGCCGCGATGGCCGAGGACGTGCGCGCCCTCATCGCCTCGGGAACAAGCCTGGAAGCCGCGTGGACGGAAGTGGCCGAGGGCAAACTTGCGGACCTGAGCGCCGAGCGCCAGCGCATCGCTGACGAGCTGCAGGAGGCTTACGCCAAGACCCCGGCGGGCCAGCGCGCGGCCACGCCCAAGCCCCAGAAAGCCACGCTCTACCGCACACGCGAAGCCGCAGAGCAGGCGCGCGACGCGCTGGGCAACACCCACCGGCTGCAGGCGGTGAAGGGCGGCTTCATCCTGAGACAGTCGACCGACAAGGAACTGGCCGCGGCCGAGCGCAACGGCCGGCGCCTGGCCAGCGGCGGTGGCGTTGATGTGGAGAACGATTCGCTGCTCACGGCCATTGCCAAGCTGGGCGGCATCGCCATGAAGGAGCGCGCCGACACCATCGGCACCGGCAACCGCAACATCGGCGGCAAGATGCTCTTTCGCCTGGGCGGCAAGGACATCGACACGCTGGCGACCGAGGCGCTGCAGGAGTTCGGCTACATCCCTGCCGACGTGCGCGGCGACCCGACGAACTGGCTGCGCAGCGCCATCGCGGCCGAGTTTGCGGGGACGCAGACCTATCACAGCGAGCAGGGCACGGAGTGGATGGAAGACGCCCAGCGCCGCTACGAGGATGGCATGGGCGACCCCGAAGCGCTGGCTGATTTCACGCCAGACGATCTTGAATCCGGGGGGTACACTGGCGTCTCGCCGGCAGTGCAGGCCGCGACCGAAAGCATGCTGGCCGACGCCGCGGAGCAGGGCATCGACATCGAAGCCTTGCAGGAACGCGCGGCCACTGCCACGCAAGAAGGAACCGTCGATGAGTACCACGCAGAAGTCGCACGAGCCGTCGCCGAAGCTGTTGAAACTCTCCAAGCGCAGCGCCGGGTTGCTGGCGGACCTGACGCCGCAAGAGCGCGAGCAGGCGATCAGGGTGACGGCGAATCTGCTGGCGAAGCGGGCCAAGAACAAGGCGACGAAGGCCTGACCCTCGAAGCGCAGGACGCCGAGAGCCTGCGCGCTAAGACCGACCGCGAAGCCGCGGCGCTGGACGCCGAACGCACCGGCAAGGCTGCAGAGCAATCGCGCCTTGCCAGGGAAGCGCAAGACCGCGAAGTCAACGACCGCGCGCGGCAGGATGCCAGTGCGGAGAACTTCCAGCTCGGCCAGGACGCGAACGATGCGCTTGCTGGGCAGGGCGGGCTGTTCGAGGCGGCGCCCCCAGCAAGTGACCAGCAAGTGAGCGGGCCGGCTGAGGAAAAGGGCGCTGCGGGGCCGGTGAAGGCCGCGCGCCTGACGGACGCAGGCGAGGAGTTGATCCGCAACCGCCGCGGCAAGCTCAAGGGCCTGGCCTGGGATGACGTCTCGGCCATGAACGACACGCTCAAGGTCGCGCAGGTGGTGAAGTCCAACGTGTGGCCGCGCCCCGACTACGCCAAGATGGTCGAAGACGGCGCCCCCGCGTGGAAGGCTGCCGCACTCAAGGCGGTGTACGACAAGCTCGCCGCGGCGCCAGTCACTCGTACCGCACCGACCGATGCCGACCTCAAGGCCTACATCGAGACGATGCACCAGGTGCGCGATACGCTGCTGGCCGAACTCGATCGCGTGCAAGAGGCCGGTGGCGGCGGGGATTTGTGGAAGAGCCTCAAGGCCGGCAACGTGTTCGGCAAGGTCTTCCCAATCCCTGCCGACGCCAGGCCAATGTATGGAGCGCCAAGCCCATTCGACCGCGTGAGCGAGCAAGGCAAGGCCAACAACAAGCGCGCTCTGCTGATCGGTGGCAACGGCGCCGTGCAGGCGCTGCAGTTCAGCCACCGCATGCTGTCCAAGGTCAAAGACCTGCTGGCCGATGGCTTTCCGGCAAAGCAGGAGGCCTGGCAGAAGTCCTACGCAGTTGCCCCGCTGTTTGCGAAGGATGGTCGCTGGGTGGTGGTCGAGAAGGGCTCTACCAGCCGCTCTTACCAGCGCATCGCCAAAGGGTCGGACCTGGCCGGATACGAGTCACCGGAACTGGCCGAAGCCGTGGCGCGCAGCCTGGTGACGATCAAGAAGCCGGCTGACACGCCGCCGCCGAGTCGCGGACTGGACCTCGCCGACGCCAATCGCACCGGCCCGGACTGGCGCGGCGGCAAGGATGTGACGGCCGAGCAGGTCATGTCGCACTTCGGGTTCCGCGGCGTCAACCTGGGCGAGTACGTCAAGGCCAAGCAGGGCGTGGCGCAACTGCACTTGAACCACGTCTTCGACGCCTTCAGCGACCTCGCCGATCTGCTTGGCGTGCCGCCCAAGGCCATGAGTCTGAACGGCACGCTGGGCGTGGCCGTTGGCGCGCAGGGCAGCGGCAAGGCGCTGGCGCACTTCGTGCCGGGCGTGAACGAGATCAACATCACGCGCGACTCTGGGGCCGGTGCGCTGGCCCATGAGTTCGGCCACGCGATGGACCACTACTTTGCGACCCAGCATGGCCGCGCTGTGTCGATGGCCAAGCGCCCTTACCTGTCGGCGGTTGTGGAGACCATCGGCGACGCCGGCAGCGTGCGTCCTGAAGTCATGGAAGCGATGCGCGCCGTGATGAAAGCCATCAACGCGCGGCCGATGAGTGAGGCCGAAGCGCGCAAGTACCTGACCGAACAGCGCGAGTTGAACCAGCGCCACCTGGACCGCTGGGTCAAGGAATTCAAGGGCAACAAGGGCGCGGACGCCGCGGCGCTGGATGCGGTGGCTGAGAAGTTGAAACGAGGGGATGTTGGCGAGCCGCAGGACACGGACGTTGAAACCAACCTCTCCGAGTTCATGCGCGCCGCTGGCCTGAAGCCTGGCAACGCCATCGCCGGCAACGCATTCGCTGTGGCCTACCGACTGCGCGATCTGGCCGACGAAGCGCGCTTCATGGCCTCGCACATCCCCCAGGTGGACACCGATTACGCCAAGGCGTCGGCCGCGATGGACGCCAAGAAGGCGGCCGGCGAGGGCTACTGGTCCACGCCATGGGAGAAGTTCGCCCGCGCCTTCGAGACGTTCACCATGGACGCGCTGAAGGACCGCGAGCGCGAGAGCCTGTACTTGAGCGGCTTGGTCGACAGCGCGGGCTGGCGGGCGTGGGCTGCGGAGACTGGCAAGGCCATCCCGTACCCGGCAGGCGATGAGCGCATGGCGCTGCAGCAGGCGTTTCAGAAGATGGCTGACACCATCCAGACCCGCGAGGACGACGCCGGCAACGTGGCGATGTTCAGCCGCGCCGTGCGTGAGCAAGGCCTCCCGCGCGAAGCGGCCGAGATCCACAGCGCCCGCGACACCACCGCGCTGAAGGCCCACCCGGACTACAAGGCCGCCAAGGCGGGCGACGCGGAAGCGGCGGCGCGCCTGGTGCGCGACCTCGTGAGCGATGCCGACATCGCGGCGGCGGCAGAGAAGATAGGACCAGGCGCCGTGTGGGTGTTTCCGCACGCCGAGGAAGCCACAGGGCACAACAAGATCCCTGCAATGATGGCTGCGCGTTACGCCGCCGAAACTGGCGGATCGGTGGGCCCGCTGATCGTCCAGACAAATCGCGCGTTTCACACCGGCGCAGACGCCATGCAGCGGCTGATCGCACGCCCATTGTTCGACGGTCAAGTGACTGAAGGCGCGCGCTACGTCATCGCCGACGACGTGTCAACGATGGGCGGGACACTGGCCGAGTTGGCCGACCACATCCGCGCCGGCGGCGGCAAGGTCGTGGGCGTTGTCACGTTGGCGAACGCGGGCCGCGCGCCTACAATGGCAGGACTGCGCCTGCAGACTGGCTTGATCGAGAAGCGCTATGGTCAAACTCTCCGAGACACCTTCCACATCGACCCCGCCGCCCTCACCCGCGACGAGGCAAGGTACGTCCTCGGCTTCCGAGATGCTGACGCCCTCCGAACTCGCGCGGCTGCGGCAGAGCGGCAACGAGGCGATCGCCTACGGGCAAAGGGTCTTTCAGCCCAAGAAGTAGGCGACCCCTCGGGAGAGGGCGACGGCGGCTTCAGCCGCACCAGCCGCGCCCCCCGCGGTGTGCCCATGGCCGACGCCAAGGCTGTTGTCGCAGCCATCCGCGAGGCCATGCCAACGGCCCCGGCGATCTACCTGCACGAGACGGTTACGCAGGCCCCAAAAGCCCTGCGCGACGCCATCAAGAGCGCGGGGGCAGAGAACGACGTTGAGGCCGCGTACCACGAAGGCGAGATTCACGTCTTCCCGCGCCAGCTCGCATCAGTGGAGCGGATGATGTTCGTGGTGGGCCACCACGAGATCCGCCACCACGGCCTGCGCTCGATGCTGGGCCCGCGCCTGGGCCCAGTGCTGCTGTCGATGTGGAGTAGCAACCCGGCGCTGAAGGAGGCCGCCCAAGCCAAGATCGACGCCGGCTTTGCGGGCAGCCGCACGATGGCGGTAGAAGAAGCCCTTGCCGACATGCCGGTGGAACAGATGGAAGCGCTGAACGGCTGGGACAAGATCGTGGCCGCGGTGCGGCAGTGGCTGCGCCAGGTGGCCGCGCGCCTGCGCCGGTCGGAGTTCAGCGCGCTGGCCGACATGCTCGAGCCCGAGGCCTGGACCGACCGCGACGTGGCGGCGATGGTGAACCGTGCCGAGAGCGTGAGCAAGGGCGGGGCGGCGCTGTTTCGGACAGGTGGGACGGTATTTTCTGATGGCGCCGAGGGGGCGCAATTCAGCCGCACCGTCACGCCGGACTGGATCACCGCCGGCAGCCCAGCGCTGCAGGCCGCGGCCGGCAAGATCGCCACCTACGCCCCAGCCCAGCCGCTGGCTGAGAAGGCGCGCGCCATGGCCGCGGGCTGGCAGCAGAAACTGGTGCAGGGTGCCTTCGATGCCTACGCCCCGCTCAAAAACCTGTCCACCGACGCCTACATCGCTGCGCGCATGACCAAGGGTGCCGACGGCGCCTTCGAGGGCATGCTGATGTACGGCAAGCCTGTGATGACTGCCGACGGCGGTATCCAAGGCGACCTGGACGGCGGCGGGTTCATGGGTGTCATGCGCGAGCTCAAGGGTGAGCACGACCGGTTCTTCATGTGGCTGGCCGGCAACCGGGCCAAGCGCCTGGCGGGTGAGGGCAAGGAAAACCTGTTCACGCCCGAAGATATCGCCGCCATGGTCAAGCTCAATGAGGGCGTCATGGCCGACGGCACCTCGCGCGCGCTGGCCTTCAAGAAGGCGCACGACGGATTCAACGACTACAGCAAGTCGGTGCTCGACGTGGCCGAACAGTCCGGCCTGATCGAAGCCGAATCGCGCAAGCTCTGGGAGCACGATTTCTACGTTCCGTTCTACCGCGTGAACGACGACATGGAGATTGCCGGCCCCAGCAAGATCAAGGGGCTGGTGCGGCGGCGGGCGTTCGAAAAACTGAAGGGCGGCAAGGAGAACCTCGGCGACCTGATGGACAACACCTTGCGCAACTGGTCGCACTTGCTCTCTGCCTCGCTGGCCAACGTGGCGGCGAGCAAATCGCTGCTGGCGGCCGAGAGCGCTGGCATCGCCATCGAGGCCAAGGAAGCCGACGCCAAGGAGATCGCCAAGGCCACCGGCAAGAAGGGCGGGGCGGTGTACTTCATGGACTCCGGCCTGCAGCGCTGGTTCGTGGTGGAAGACCCGGCGGTGCTTACGGCCATCTCGTCGCTCGAAGCGCCGGCATTGTCCGGCCTGCCTTTGAAGATCATGGGCAAGTTCAAGAAGTACCTGACCATGGGCGTGACCGTTGCGCCAGCCTTCAAGGTGCGCAACCTGATCCGCGACACGCTGGCCGCTCCTGCAGCCAACGAGATGTCATTCAACGTGGCGAAGAACTTGGCGCAAGGCTGGAAGGCCACCGACACCAAGACCGCCAACTACGCGCAGATGCTGTTCAGCGGTGGGCTGATGAAGTTCGGCACCTACCTGGAAGGCGACCGCGCAGAGAACGTGAAGCGCCTGATCGCGCAGGGGGTGGAACCCTCCACCATTCTCGACAGCCCGAACAAGGTGCGTGCCGCGCTGGGCAAGATGTGGGACACCTGGCAGGACTTCGGCGATCGGCTGGAGAACATCAACCGCACGGCGCTGTACCAGCAGTTGATCGAGAAAGGCATGAGCCCGCGCGACGCGGCCTTCCAAGCCCGCGACATGATGGACTTCAGCCTTCAGGGCGCCTGGGCCGGCATGCGCACACTCAATGCCGTGGTGCCGTTCCTGAACGCCCGCATGCAGGGCCTCTACAAGTTGGGCCGCGCCGCAAAGCAAGATCCCAAGCGCATGGGCTACATGGTGGCCGCAGTGTCGCTGGCGTCGATCGCGCTGATGCTGGCCTACGGCGATGACGACGACTGGAAAGCGCGAGAGGACTGGGACAGGGATGGATTTTGGTGGATCAAGATCGGCGACACCGCTTTCCGCATCCCCAAGCCCTTCGAGCTGGGCGCCATGGGCACCATCGCCGAGCGCTCCGTCGAACTCATGGTCAGCGACGAGATGACCGGCGCGCGCTTCGGCGAGCGCATGAAGCAAATGGTCATGGACACCTTCGCCATGAACCCGGTGCCGCAACTGTTCAAGCCCATGCTCGACTTGTACGCCAACAAAGACAGTTTCACCGGGCGCCAGATCGAAACGCTGGGCATGGAGCGGCTGAGCAAGGGTGAGCGGTACGGACCCAACACCACGGCGCTGGCCAAGGCGCTGGGCGCGGCCGGCGGCTACACCGGCGTATCGCCGGTTCAGGTCGACCACATGATCCGCGCGTACTTCGGGTGGCTTGGTGTGCAGGCGGCCACGGCGGTGGATGTCATCGCCAGCCCGCTCGACGCCACAGTCAAGCCGGCCTCAAAGCTCGACGACTGGGCGGGCGGGTTTGTGAAAGAACTCCCGGCGGCACAGTCGCGTTACCTGGAGGACTTCTACAAGCAGGCCAAGGCCGTTTCCGAGGTCATGGCCGACCTGAAGCGAGCCCGGGAGACCGGCGACCTGGAGAAGGCGGCGGGGATACTGGAAGCGGACGGCGACAAGATCAAAGCGCATCGCCTGTACCAACACGCAGAGCGCCAAATCGGAGAGATCAACAAGCGCATCCGGATCCTGCGCTACAGCCCGCTCGGCACCGCCGAAGAAAAGCGCGAGCAACTGGATGGCCTAGTGGAGTCGCGCAACCGCTTGGCCAAGATAGTCAGTACTCGGCAGCCGACCCTGCAATAAGCGCGATCAGCAGGATCGCACCGCCGATGGCCTTGCGCCAGTCCGGCGGGATGGCTTCGATCACCAGCATGCTGAGCAGACCGAAGCCGAGTGCAGCGAAGAGCAGACCCATTGGCGCGGATGATAAGGGTGGGAGAATAGCGAGGCTGGGTGCGGTGGTCGAAGACCGCCCCAGCCTCTGACCACTCAGCGAAGGAACCGCATCATGGCTGCCGCCGATCTTACCGCCGCGCGTCTGCGCGAACTGCTGCACTACGCATCTGACACTGGCGTCTTCACTTGGCGCGTGTTCCGTTGCGGGCGAGCCATGCCAGGTGCTGTGGCCGGGAGAAAATCGGGCCAATACTGGTGCATCAACATCGACGGTCAGACGTTCAAGGCGTCGCGTTTGGCATGGCTCTACGTGACGGGAGAGATGCCCGAGAACGTCGTTGACCATTGGGACACCGACAAGCTCAACAACCGGTGGTCGAACCTGCGCGACATCCCGCAGTCGCACAATATCCAGAATCAGCGGCGAGCGCAGGCCGACAACATTCTTGGCGTGCTTGGAGTCACGCATCACGCCAAGAACAACAAGTTCCAAGCGCGGATTACTGTGGGAGGCCGGACACGTAGTCTCGGCTACTTTGCGTCAGCGGTTGAAGCCCACGCTGCCTACCTTGAGGCCAAGCGTACGTTGCACGCCGGCTGCACCATCTGAACCGCACTTGACCTCTGTGGCGCGCTCGCGGGCCGCCGCGCACATCGTAGTGCTGCTGGTGACGGTACGGCGCTGACGGGGCGCCGCGGCCACCCCCCACCGCGGCATCCGGCACCCACTAAATTCGCCGGCCGGGTGCGCATCATGCGTTGCCATGAGCACCGAGACCGCCAGCGACCGTGCCGACGCGCTGACCCTGCGCAACCACACCGTTGATCTGCGCAACCACAACGTTGACGAGCAGTTCGCCGAGTTGGCGGCGACAGTGAAGCGCATCGACGAGAGCACCGCCGAAATAGTGGAGATTTTCAAGGCGCTCAAGGGCTGGTTCAGGGTCGTGGGCTGGTTCGGCAAGCTGATCGAGTGGTCGGTAAAGATCGGCGCCGGCCTTGCTGCCGTCTGGGTCGTTCTGATAGGCCTGAAGGCCTGGCTCAAGCCGTGAGTGAAGACCTCTACCCCACCGTCCTGCAGTACAGCGGCCTGGCGGGCGTGGCGAAGTTGAACGGCAAGCGCGTGGACCTGATGGACAACCCGATCCTGTGCGGGCAGCGCATCTTCCACCTGCACTACATCCCTCGCACCTGCTACCAGATTCGCCGCCGGCCTCACGACGCGATGAGCGAGATGAGCCACTTCGAAATTGCCGCAGCCGACGCGCTGCTGATCGAACTCACCACCACGAAAGGCACGCCATGAAGAACCTCACCACCAGCCTGATTGCCATGCTTTGCGCGCTGCTCATCGGCTGCGCCGCAGTGGGCATCCCGACGCCGCAGACCATGAACGAGCGTGTGGCCATGGCGCAGTCCACCGTGACCCAATTGCGAGCGACCGCGACGGTGCTGCTCAACGCAAAGCGGATCAGCAGCAAGGACGCCGAGAACGTGCTGAAGCAAACCGACGCAGCCACCGAAGGTATCGCGCTGGCGCTGGCGATTTCAGCGACAGACCCGGCCGAGGCCAGCACGAAGCTGCAGGCCACGCTGACGGTGCTGACCGCACTCCAGGCCTATCTGGCCTCCAAGCAGAGCTGAAGGACACACCCATGGACCAACTTGCACTTGTGACCCTGTTGCTGGGCATCATCGAACGCGCTGCCGCGGTGGGCGCGCTCATCAACACGGCCCGCGCGCAGGGCCGCGACATCACCACGGCCGAGCTCGAATCGCTGATGGATGCCGACGACGCCGCCCGCGACGCGCTGAAGACCGCCATCGCCGCCGCGAAGGCCGACGGCCGCTGAAGTCGTAAAGACTCTCAACAGCCAGCGGCAGCGCCAGGATACGGCTCCCACACCGGTATCCCGTGATGCGCGGGTGGTGGCATAGGTCGCCAAGTGAGGGCGCAGGCGCACGAGTTCTTCTTCGAAGGCGAGGCACCACTCGTCGCGGGTCATGGGGTGGCGTTCGTGAGTGAAAAAAGTGTGAATCCGTGGACGGAATCAGACGGTTCTGGACGGACGCCGCAAGCGCCGCTACCAGTGAAATCAACGCTGTTTGATGGCCTGCCCGGAGGGACTCGAACCCCCGACGCACCGGCCGATAACCCGCATGGATACTAGCGAATCTCACTTCAGCCTGTTTCGTGTGTGACAGATGAGTGAATCGCATCGTCCCACAGCCGGCGCATGCCGTACTGCCGCGGCGGCCGGTCGAAGCCCAGGCGCTCACCCTGCTCGATGAACCGGGCATAGTTGCGCATCACCATTTCCACCGTCTTGTGGCCCAGAAGCCGTGCGATGTAGGCCAGGCTCTCGCCCTGGCTCAAGAGCTGCGAGGCGAAAGAATGCCGGAGCTGATAGGGGTTGCGGTAGCGGATGCCGGTGCCCTTGTGCGCTGCCCGCCAGACCTTGGCCAGCGTCTTGTCGTCCCAGGCCCGGTCGTCGCGCGTGCTGCGGGGGTTGACCGTCACGCGGTCGCTGCCCAGCAGGGTGTAGGCCCGCATCAGATCGATGGCCTCGCGCGCGGCCGGCAGCAGCGGGATGGTGCGCACGCCGGCGGGCGTCTTGGGCCTGGCCTTGTCCAGGCGGGCAGTGGTTGTTTCGACGATCTTGATGGCGCCGGCCTCGAGATCCACCCGCGGCCAGCGCAGGCCGATCAGCTCGCCAGTTCGAATCCCCGTGTAGGACCACAACTGGAACGCCAGGCGCTCGGGCAAGATCATGTTCTTCAGCAGCGTCAGCACCTCGGCCTCGGTGTACGGGTCGGGCTCGAAATCGCTCACGCGCTGGGCCGGCGCCACCAGCTTGGCGAGTTTCAGCTTGGCCAGCGGGTTGAAGTCGATGAGGCCGTCGGCCACCGCCTCATCCAGCACCGCGCGCAGCGGCAGCAGGAGGTTCCTGATGCGCTTGAGGCTGACAGTGAGCAAGCCCACCCAGTCGCGGATGTCGGACGCGGCGAGTTCGTGGATGCGCTTCTCGCCGCACCATGGCACCAACACATTGTCGATGGCCTTGCGGTAGCCGGCATAGGTGGACGGCTCCATCGTCTTCTTGATCCGTTCGCGGTAGGCTTCCAGGGCCACCTTGAGCTTGCGCACGCCGGCAGGGCCTTGGCCGAAAAGGGCTGCGCGCTTGCTGTCCGGGAAGTAGTCGCCGTACTTGAACGTGCCAAGTTCGATCCGGCGATTGATCTCGTTGCGCGTGCCTTCGCAGTAGGCGAGATTGCCAGCCGTGTGCCGCAGGGCCATCGTTTCGCGGCACTGCACTCCGCGGTAGCTGAAGGCCAGGATGTAAACCTGCTTGCCGCCCTTGCGGGTCACCTGGCGAACGCCGATCACTTTGCGCTTCCGTGCTGGTGCGCCGGCTTCTTGCCCGCCGCCCAGTCGTTCACCGCGTCCAGGTTCACCCACAGCGTTTTGCTCCCTTGGGGCACGCGGGCGTGCACATCGCGCAACCATACACCCGTGCGCAGGCGCTTTTCGACAGCTTCAGCCGTCTCGCCCGATTCGGCGATGTACTTGTTGATGCGGACCCAGCGGAGCATCAGGCCAGATGAAGCAAGTCCAGCGGGCTGCGCACGCCGGCTGCGCCCACGCTGGAAACATGCGTGTAGATCATGGTCGTGCTGACATCGCTGTGGCCAAGCAACTGCTGGATGGTGCGGATGTCCTTGCCGTCTTCCAGCAGGTGCGTGGCAAAGCTATGGCGCAGCGTGTGCGAGGTCACGTGCTTGGTGATGTCGGCACGCTTGGCGGCGGCGCCGAGCGTGCGATTCAGCGTGGCAAGGTGCGACAGCCATGCCTGCACGCGGTCAGCACCCAGCGTGGCCGGGTGCTTCAGGCCGGCCCAGCGAACGAATTGCTTGTACCAACGCACATAGGACCGCTCCGTCGCCAGGCCGTAGTGGCGGACGCGGCAAGCCTGCCGAATCTGCTCATCGAGTTTCATCGGCTTGGCTTGGGGCGTGTTATCGGACATGGTTGGAGTTACCGGACAGGTGGTGTCCGAGAATTCACGTTATGGGTCAGCGGCCAGCGTTGCCGATCAAGCCATGCCGCCTCCCGGGCGATTCGGCGTTGCAGCTCGGCAACCGCGCCAGCGCCAGGCTCGGCCGCGTCCTGCGCCTCAGCAGGCCCGCGCAGCAGTGGCAGCCCACTGCTGATGGATTCGTCCACCTCGGCGCGCGTCGCTGGCCGGCCTTCCGCGTACCACTCGGCGTGCTCGGCCTCGCCGATGGAAAACAGGAACTGGCCGCCGACCCGATGCGCCTGGAATTCGAGTGTGGTCCACACGCAGACCGCGCCCGGGTTGCGCTTCAGCCCTTCGCCGGCCGGGTCCACGATGCCATCCGGCAGGTTCGATTCGCGGCGCTTCGCGCGCGGGCGAGTCATCCACGGACACGCCTGGGCCGCGTACCGCGCGCACTCAAGGTGCGACGGCGGTTCGCTGATCGTGCGCGAGATCGAGCACATCGGGCCGATGCAGAAAGACTTGAAGCGCCCTAGCGCCTGGCCGCACAGCCAGCACAGCCCGAGCTTCACGGCCTGCGGCATCTTGGCGCCATCTGCAATGCGGTGGTCGGGCTTGCCGTCCACCCACGCCACGAAGTACGGCACTGGGTAGCCGCGCTCGTCAATCTGCAGGCTGCTCATCTTGGGCGGCAACGGTGGCAGCCCGGGGCGAATCGCGTTCATAGTTCTCCTTGCTTCGGAAACAGACCCATAACTGGTCATTCGAGCGGAGGCCTGACGGCCCCGCTCAATTCGGCGTTAGGCCCCAAGTCCCCTCTTGCGTTGGCGTCCAGTTCCGCCCACTCTTCTGGGCTCGGACCTTCGCGCATGGTCTGTAGGTACTCCAGCGTTTCCAGCGTCAAGCCGGTGTGCGTCGCAATCAGAGCCGCGATGCGCTGCTGCTCAACCACTCTGGCGGTTTCCGCCAACGTCACAGCGTGCGCTTTCAGCCGCTCAATCTCGGCCGCCTGTGCTCGCAACACCGCTGCAGCATCGTCGTAGAGTTTCCGCAAGCGCGGCGACATGGTGCCCACGTTCGAGAGCGCCACCGCCAGCGCCTCGGGGTCCGTCACTGGCGGGCTCTTGTCCCGGATGAATGCGTCGCCCGTGAAAACGATTCAGGCGTCGGGGGCCGTTTCGACCTTCTCGAACGTGCGGCCCTTGAAGAGCGAGCCGAAGGCCTTGCCCTTCGATTCGGCGGCCTCGAACTTGGCCGCGTCCTCGGGCGAGGTGTCCGGGTAGTCGTAACGCTTGGTGCTGCGGTGGAACACGATCGACATGGTTTGACTGGTGGCGTCGTAGCCGTAAGAGGCGATCTGCGTGCTGCCGGTGACGGGCTTGAGTGGGGTCATGGTTTCTCCTTTGGTGCCTTCAGGCTTGTTGTGCAAACGAAGGGCTGTTGCCGGCCATCGCCGTGCGCAGAATCGACACCGTGCGCAGCATGTTTCTGCGCTCGGTGTAGGTCTTGTTGATGGCCTTGCGGTCCTTCGGCTTCGGCCGCGGCGCGTCGTTGCCGCAGCCAAAGGCGAAGATCGGCTCAGGGCGGCCGCCACTGGTGGGTTTGTTCGGCCAGCGCGCGATGCGCACCAGCTTCGCCGCCTTCAGCTGGCGCACGGCGTGATAGGCCGTGGTCTCGCTGATGCCGACGGCCGCCGCAAGCTCGGCTGAACTTGAAGGCCCAGCGCGCAGTTCTTCCAGCAGGCTGAAGAACGACAGCAACTCAGTCAAGATCGGCGCCGGCTTGATCGTGAACGGCCGCGAGCGGACGGGTTCACCGCTGGGGCGGTGCGTTGGATACGGCGCGTCGACGCCATGGCCGAAGGCCCACACTTCGACCGGAAGGCTGCGGTGCTCCATCTGCCATCCGACGATGTGCGCCCAGCCCATGCGGTGCGCGCTGCGCAGGAATCGTCGCACCGTCCCGCGGGTGGCGATATCCGCGTCGGTCAACTGCATTGCTGTCATCGGCGCACGCAGAGCTGACAGGAGGCGCGCGTAGATAGCCATGCCAAGGCCGTGCTTGCGACACTTGCGCTGCATCATTTGCCTCCGAGCGCGGCTTCGATCCGCGGCTGCAGGTCTTCGATCTGCGCGCGCACCGTGTTCCAGTAGGTAGCGTCCGGCTTTGGGTGGCTGGGAAACCTGCCAGAGAAGGCGGTCATCACCAGCGCGTTCACTTGCTGGCTTTCGGCCAGCAGCGCGAGCAACACCAGTGGGCTTTGCAGGACGGCCCAGTCCACGGTGTAGGCGCCAAGTTGCGCCACCGGGAAGAACTGGTCTGGATCGGCCGCTCGATCAAAACTCGGATCTGAGTTTTGTTCTCCAGCGGGGGCCGCGGCGGCGGCTTGCCCTGCGCCCATTGCGCCGCCGCGCGGGCTTGCATCGGCAGCGGTCCCGCGGTCGGTAGCGTCGGCCGTTGCGCTCTCGGTCATCGCCCGATCAACGGACCACCCGTCGTCGAGCCTCCACTTCAGGGTACTGAACGCAAGCCCGGTGATCTCGCACCACTCGACCAGGGTCTTTTGCTGACCCTGCCATTCGACAATGCGGTTGCTGCGCCGATTCCTGTTGTTCTCGCTACGCAGCACCCAACGACAGTTCCCGGGCTCGTAGCCCCTATCGTTGTCTTCACGATCCAGTTCGTGAAGGTCGGACGGCTTGGCCCCCATGTCCTCGATGAAGGCAGCGACGCTGCTCAGCCATCGCTCGCACATCGAGATGCCCCGTCCGCCGTAGTTTTCCCATGCTGCGTTCTCAGGGTCCGTGCAGCGCTTCATGGCCGTCTGCCATGCGCGATATTCCACTGTCTGAGAAAAGCCGTGCGTTGGATGCGACTTCGAACTCTCCGCCGGCTTCGGCTCAAGGACAATCGGTGCGGCTTCGGCGTTGCCAGCGCCAGGAGTGACCGCCTTCCCCTCGCCCGTGGGCGTTGGCGCGCTGATGAATTCCGAGGCGGCTTCGGGCTCCTGCCCTGGGTTCTCCGCCATCCCTGCCGCGCTGTCCGGCGCGTCGGCGATGGCAGCGGCCACCGGCGCTGCGGCGCTTGCTTGCGCCGCTTCGAGTTTCTGTCGGTTCAACGCCGCGGCCTGGCGCAGCAGCTCGGCCGCGGCGGCATCGTCCTTTTCCCGCTGCAGTTCCTGGGCCTGCCTGCGCAAGTCGGCCGCCTCCTGGGCGATCCGCGCGCGCTCGGCGGCCAGCTCGGCCGCCACGCGCTCGTTCTCCTGGCGCAGCAGTTCCTGGCGCGCGGCTTCTTGCTCGCGGCCCAGGGCAGCGGCGTGCAGCAGGCGCATGGACTCCAGCGTCTCGCACTGCGCGTTCGCGGCGGGCACTGCAAACTCTTCCCACTCGGGGCCGAAAGTCAGCGCCTGCAGCGCGGCCATGCCGTTGGCGATGCGCGCAGAGGTCATGCCAGGCGCGTGGCATCGGTCCAGATAGCAGCGGATGTTCTCGATGCCGCTGCGGTGCTTTTCCTTGCGGGCCGCCTCTTCGGCGTCGCGCTGGGCCTTCTCGGCAGCAAGCTCCTTTTCGCGCGCTTCGATCAGCGGCAGGATCAGCGCATCGGCTTCGGTGTAGGCGGCCTCGATGCGCTCCAACTCTGCGCCCACAGCCTTGCTGGCCTGTGCCATCTTCGACTTGATGCCGGCGGACACCTTGCGCACGGCCGCAAGCGGGTCGCCGATCAGGCGCTGGCGCAGCGCGCGGGCTTCCTTGACCTTTGCCCCGGTGCTCAGGTCCAGCACCAGCGTGGAGAGGTTGGCCTTCGTGGCGCCCACGTCTTCACGCCAGTTCCCGTACTGCGCAAGCGCCACGTCTGTGAGGTCGATTCGCTTCAGGTCGATGGCGCCGGCCGCCGCGGTGGCGATGGCGGTGCTGGCAGACGCGGCCGGCGCGTCGATTTCTGGAAAGTCCAGGGTGTCGGTGCTCATGCCAGATCCTCAGAAATTCGGGGTTGCGAGTTCCACCGCGCGCACTGGCGCTGCGGCGGGCGTGGCGGGTGCTGCTGGCGCGGGCGCGGCGGCCCAGGGCGGCGTGTCGGCAACTGGCGCTGCGCCGCCGTGCAGGCGATCAAACTCGTTGAGCACTTCGCGGTAGTACCGGCGCGCGGCCAGCACCTTGTCCACGATCAGCGACTCAATCGCGCGGTTGCGCTTCACCAGCCAGCTGGTCCAGCGCAGCGCCTCGGGGATGTGGTCCACGTAGTGCAGCGACGACGGCTCGAAGCCGATCAAATCCTCGGGCGTGTTGACCAGCAGGTAATCCACGCTCCAGGTTTCTGCGTCCCACAGGATCTCGTACCCCTGCATCTGGTGCTCATAGTCGCTGTCGTAGCAGTCGGCCAGCACGATGGGCATGCTCTCCATCGAGAAGGGCGCCTTCACGTCGCGGCCGTGGCGCAGCGGGGCGTCGAAGATGTCGCATTCGCCGGTGATGAGGCCATTGCTGCGGCGCTCGGTGTTCTTCGCCAGCGGGCGCCCGGTCAAGCGGGCCAGCAGCGCGATGCATTCAGCCTCTACCTCGCGGCCCTTGAGGATGGGGCGGGTGTGCAATTCGGCCGGCTCGAAGCCGTACACCGACTCGCGCACCAGCGTGCGCACATGCGTCTTGCCGCCGGCCGACAGGCTCTTGCGGCGCACGTCATCGAGCACCGACTTTTCCTCATCGCTGCGCTTGGTCTTGGCGATGATGAGGCGCACTTCATCGGTCAGCAGGCTCGCGTGGATGTCGGCGTTTTCGGGCTTCGCCATCAGCTTGCCGATGCTGCTGCAGCGAACGATCAGCTCGCTCACGGCTGGCCTCCCTTGTCGGCCACGGCAGCAGCGCGACGCATGGCGCCGAACTCGCTGTTCAAAGCGTTGCGCTGCTTGCTTGTGAGCTTCCCCCACCAGGCAGTAAGCGCAGGCGTGCCTTTCAGCGCTTCGTCGCGGCCGGCGGTGATGAGCGCGTCGGTTTCGTTGGCTTGCCCTGCGTCGCCTTCGGCGCCGCGGCCCTTCAGCTGGCCCTCGTCGTCCTCGCTGCCGGTGGGCGTTCCCGTGATGGCCAGCAGCGACTGACGCTTCAGCACGCTGCCGGTCACCTGCATGTTCTGCACGGGGGTGTTGGCGGTGTTGTCGCTGGGCGGCCCCTCCAGTTGCAGGCGTTCGCTGTGGCCGTCATCGTGTTCGAGGTAGCAGGTGACGTAGACCCACGGAATGTCGTTTTCCACACCATCCGTGGTCCACTTCTTCGACCCGAACACCTGGTCGTGACGGAACCCAAAACCGCACTCGGCCAAGGCCGGCTTGAGCAGGTTGCTGGCCGCGTGGAACTCTGCGTGCCAGAAAGACCCGGCCCTGCCGCGGTCCACGAACTTGCCCTTCGGGATGGTGATGTTCTTGCCCATGAGGCGGGCGAAGGCCTTGCGGAAAGCGAGGATCGAAGCGGCTTCGCGGTCCTCCTTCTCCATGACGCGGCGCTCTTTGAGCATGGCCAGCTGGTGGTTGTCGGCCTGCACCTGTAGCTCCAGCAGCGCGCGGACTTCCGCCACCGGCGCGCCAGATTGCACGGCGTACTCGACCACCGACAGTTGGCGCTGCGGCCGAATGGCCGAAAGGTCGGCCACGTTGGCGGCGGCGCCCACCGGCGCTGGCTCGATCAATTCGATTCGTTGGGGTGCGTTCATGGGGGCTGTCTCGTTGTTGGTCAGTGAATGGCTACCAGAGCGCCGCAATCGCTGCCACGGCGGCAACCAGCAGCAGCGGCCACATCGGCAGCAGTGCCACCAGCTCGGCGAGCGTCACGGCCTCCCATGACGGGCTCAGGCCGGGCTCGCCTTCTTCGTCCGGCAGCCTGCAGGCAGCAGGCGTTGGGCACTTGGAGCGGCCCTGGTTGCATCGGTCGCCGCGGCACGCCCGCATGGCGTGCGTCGTTTGCCCGGCCTCTGGCTGATAGGCCGCGGCTTGCTGCCGCGCCCGCTCTTGCTCGACTGAGCGCATGCGACTCGGCGGAATCTGCGCGATCTTGTCCATTGCATGCACCTCGAATTGAGTGGGGAGGAAGGTGGGCATGTCAGGCCTCCTAGTCGAACTGGCCGGCCGCGATCAGCAGCACGAAGAGGACGAAACAAGCGAGCGCCACGCGATCACACACGCGAGCGATGCGGTCGCGCGGGCTGATGTCGGGCAGGTGGCGGCGAGGTTTCATCGCTTGCCCTTCCACGCGACCAGCAGCAGCAGCCCGAGGATCGCGACCTGCGCCAGCAGTGCCAGCAGCATCACGATCAGCACCCAGGTCGGGATGGCGCTCATGGCTTCCTCCCGAGCGCCTTGGCCAAGTCAGCCTCGATCTGCGAAATCGCAGTGGCCGCCAGCGACACGCTGATGTCGACGCCGTTGACCTGCACTTCCTGCAGGCCGTAGGCTTCACCGATCGCGCGCCCGCCGCTCAGATCGAAGTTTTCACGGGCGCTCACGTACTCGAAGCCGCAGCGGATCGGCAGCGTGGTGTCCGGCAAGGTCAGGTCAAACCAAGCCAGGGCCGGGTTCTCGATGGGCTTGGCCTGGGCGCCAGCGGTGCCGGCGGGCCAGGCCGCGCGGGGCTGCCGGTCCCTGGCAGCAACTTGCGGCCACTTGGCGGCGGCGCTGGGCGCTTGGGTGGTTTCCATGTAGGTGGCTCCTGGCCGCGGTGGGTGGCGGGTCTTTTGGTGCGATGACGCATCCTACCGAATGCGGTTAGCCGGTGTCAACCGTTTTCGGTAGGACGCTGGCACAATGTTCTGCAGCGCCCATCCCGGGCGCGAAAAAGCCGCCTCGCGGGCGGCTTAGGAGTTCAGGTGATGGCTAACGTTAAGGCTGTGGCTGCGACACGTACTCCACGGGACGTTCCGCAAGGTACAACACGCGATGAGCGAGCCCGAGACGTTCAGCGTGAGCTACAACGGCTACGAGAATCGCAGTGTCACTTTCAAGGTCAAGTAGCCACGAGTTTTCGGCAACTCTTGATGTTTTCTGGGATCGTGGCGCGAACGATTGCGCTTCGCGTAGGAACCCGGGCCACGGGCCTTGCATTCGATCTTTGTGAGCGATGGGGGCTTCGACAATTACGAGCGCGTATCTCATTCTTGGAGTTCCTTGTAGAGCCGCGGATCACAACGGGGTGCTGGTGTTCGTCATGTCTTGCCGAACGTGACGCTGCGCTGCGCAGGTACTTTTCATGGCCTACGCTGCGGTAGGTTTGGCCGGCACAACTTCACTTCAACGCGCGTCTTGGCTTTGTGCTCTTCGATGGTGAGCCATTGCAGGTTGTCCAGCTCATCGCGCCCACCGCAGATCAAGGCGTCTTTGTGATCGACTTGATGGCCTGGGCAGGGGCCGCGCGTGGCGCCGTTGGCAGGGCATGGGTTCGCGCGCTGGAACTCGGCGCGGGCGCTCTTGGAGCGGGCGTCTGCTTCAGGCGCATGGCCCAACAGCACAACGCCGGCGAAGCAAGCGATTGCGAACTGGCGAAGCGCAGCTACTTGCGCGGGCACGGGAACGCATCCTGCAGCGCTTTGATGACAAGTTGGTCCGCGGACAGGTGCAGCAACTTCGGGTTGTCGGCGAGGTACTTGGACACAATGGCGTCGAGTTGTCCTGCCGTGACTCCATCCGGCGTGCAGAACGAGCCGTTCCATGCGTCGTGAACGCCCATCACGTAGCCTAAGCCGACCTGGTATCGGGAGCCAGTTTTCTTCGCCAGCCTGTCTTTTAGTTCGTTGCCGTCTACAAAGTAACCTATCGAGGCCGCATACGCACTCGTCAAAACGAACCAGAGTAGCGCGAGGATGGCCTTCTGAAACGCACTCATCGCGTGCGGGGGGCGACGTTCATGGCTCCCATCCTTGAGGCGTCTGCCCGCGAGCCAGTAGGCCAAGCGCATCATGCAGATCGGCGACCACACCACGGGCCCAGATCGGGCTGCGGTACATCTCACCGGTCGCGTTTGTGAAGCACCGACGCCCGTCGGCGCCGACGACCATAGCCGCGAACGCCAAGCCCCGCAGTGGCGACCGTCTCCGCCTTGCCATCTCAAGAAGCTGCTCAAGAGCCTCCACCGTTTCCCGACTTACTCTGTCGGATACCAAGGTGACTGGGGACTTCACTTGCCTTCGCCTTTCTTGCGCGTCGCCGCTGGCCGGCTTGACTGTTTGTGGTCGATGAAAGTCGTCTCTGGGGGGTCGCGGCGGGCGCGCCCATAGGCGCTTTCGTCTGGCGTCGCTTCGGCCGGCGCTGGCGTTGTTGGGACTGATGTCAGGGTGGGGCGTGCGCGCGATTGATCGTTGATGGCGTTGGCCATTGCGCCTTGCGCGAATGCGCGGGCCGTCCCATCCAGCCTGTAATAGGCCGTTCGGTCAACCAGGGGCAGCGGCCAGGCGGTGTTGTCCACCGTCAGACCGGGCGGTTGCCGAACGTTGACTTCCGGCACAAGCAACTGCCAGGGCTGCAGCCTGAACTTCTCGGCCAGCTCCTGCACAAGATCCAGGCCGATGCTGGGTCTTGCCCGCGAGAACGCGTTGCGCGTTGCCTTGGGCGATGCCTATGCCGGTCAACTTGGACACGCCACTCTGCCCGGCAGGCAGCGGCCCTCCGTTGTCGCGCTCTATGAGCGCGCGCACGTTGGCGGCGACGGTCGCCTTCAGTTCCTTGGTCATCCGAATACGGTAAGCGTGGCGTAACACCGAATCCGGTTGACTGCTACTTACCGAATCGGGTAGGCTACGGCGCATGGAACTCGACATCCCAAGCGCGGAGCAAGTCCGCGCGGAACTTGCCCCGCTGTCACTCAAGCAGCTGGACAAGCTCGCCGAACTCTCAAAGGTGCCAGCGACCACGATTTACAAGATCAAGAGGGGTGAAACGGCGAACCCGGGCGTCGAAACGCTGCGGAAATTCCTGCCACACATCAGAGCCGCTTTGAAGGCGGTCGCCGCATGACCCGCGCCAAGAACGCCCTGTACTTTGCCCTTGGCATGGCCGCAGCCGTGTGCCTTACTGGCCGCGCGCAGTTCGAATGGCGTGACGTAGCGCGCCTGGACAGCGGCGCTGTCTGGAGCATCAGGCTGGGCACCGTCGCCGCTGTGAACGTGGGCGGCAAGCCCTCGATCACGGCCGTGGCCCGGCACAAGCTGGGCGAGGCCGAGACGACGTACCGGGTGGTGGTGCCGGTAGCCCACTGCGGCCTACCGCGGGGCGACGTTCCGGACTTGACTCCGGAGAGCGTGGAATGAAGCGGACTCGCCCCACAGAACTGACCTCGGCGCCCGCAGCCGGAGCCGAGTTCGACTTCTCGGGCCTCACCCCCGCTCAATCACTCCTGATGACGTTCGGCGGCTGGAGCCCAGGCGCCGGCAGCCGCAAGCAGCCCTTGCCGTCCACCGCGCGAGCGCTGGTGCAGCGCGGGCTTTTGGTCGAGCGCGACATCCTGTTTGCGGGGGTGGTGATCAAGACCTATGAGGCGCCGGTCGCAATTCATCGGGCCTGGTGCGAATGGTGTTCGGCGCAGGAAGGCGCAAAGGCATGAGCGCCCGCCAGTTCATCTTGCCACTGGCCGCCGGCCTGATCGTCGACTTGTTCGCTGGCGGCGGCGGCATGTCCGAGGCATTCCAGCAGGCGCTGGGCCGGCACGTCGATATCTCAGCCAACCACAACGACGACGCTTGCAGCATGCACGCAGTCAACCACCCGCAGACGAAGCACTACATCGCGGACGTGTTCGAGGTGTGCCCGAGGTTGACCACGCACGGCGTGCCGGTGTGGTGGCTGCACTTGTCGCCCGACTGCACCCATCACAGCCAAGCCCGTGGCGGGCAGCCGCGCGATGAACGCATCCGTGGGCTGTCCTGGGTGGCGATCCGTTGGGCCGGCCAGGTGGGGCCCGACGTTATCTCGCTTGAGAACGTCAAGCAGATCACCCAGTGGGGCCCGCTCATCGCCAAGCGCGACGCGGCGACTGGCCGCGTGGTCAAGCTCGACGGAACGGTGGCCGAGCCAGGTGAGCACGTGCCGCGACGCCGGCAGTTCCTGGTGCCCGACATCAAGCGGGCCGGCGAAACGTGGCGCCGCTTTGTGTTCATCCTGGAGAGCCTGGGCTACGTGGTGGAAACCAAGGTTCTCTGCGCCGCCGACTTCGGCGCGCCCACCACGCGCGAACGCCTGTTCATGGTGGCCCGCCGCGACGGCAATCCGATCTGCTGGCCCGAGCCGACCCACTTCAAGGACCCGAAGAAGGGCCAACAGCGGTGGCGTGCCGCTGCCGAATGCATCGACTGGTCCATCCCCGGCCGCTCGATCTTCGACCGTCCGAAGCCACTGGCCGAAGCCACGCTGCGCCGGGTGGCGCACGGCATGAAGCGTTACGTGCTCGACAGCGGCGACCCGTTCATCGTGCCCGTGACCCACAGCGGCGGCATCCGCGTGCACGACATCAACGACCCGCTGCGAACCATCACCACCGCCCAGCGCGGCGAGTTCATGGTGGCCGCACCTGTCATGGTGCAGGCTGGGCACGGCCATGGCAAGCCAGGCGCTCGCCGCTGGAGCTACGGTGCGACCGACATCGAGCAGCCGGTGGGCACGATCACCGCCAGCGCTGGCGGCCACGCCCTGGCGGCGGCCACGCTTGTGCAGGTGGGCTACGGCGAGCGCGAAGGCCAGGCGCCCCGGGCGCTCGACCTGGGCCTGCCGCTCGGCACGGTGGTGGCTGGCGGCGGAAAGCATGGCGCGGTGACAGCCTTCATGGCCCAGGCCAACGCCGGCTTCAACACCACGCCGGGCCACGACATCCGCCGGCCGCTGACGACGGTGACGAACACCGGCAGCCAGCAGCAGCTGGTCACCGCTCACCTCGCGCACCTGCGCGGCAACTGCGATGCGCGGGATCTGCGCGAGCCGCTGCGCACGGTCAGCGCTGAGGGCCAACACCACGGTCTGCTTGAGTACACGCTCAGCAAGGAACACGAGGACGGTGCGCTGCGCTGCGCGGCGTTCCTGATCCGCTACTACGGCGATGGCGGCCAGTGGAGCGATCTGCGCGACCCGATGGCCACGATCACCACGAAGGACCGGCTTGCGCTGGTCACGGTGTGGCTCAAGGGCGAGCCATGGGTGGTGGTGGACATCTGCCTGCGCATGCTCACACCGCGCGAGCTCTACAACGCGAACAGTTTCCCCGCCGGCTACGTCATTGACCGCGGACACGACGGGCGCGTGTTCACGAAAGAGAAGCAGGTGCGCATGTGCGGCAACAGCGTGCCGCCACTGCTGGGGGCCGCCCTCATCCGCGCCAACGACACCGAAGGCCTGGCACTGAAAGCCGCAGCATGAGCGTCGCTCCATCCATCCGCCTCGTTGCCTTCGAAGACCGCCAAGCGCAGTTCGTGTTCGTGGCGGTGCCAAATGAGCGCGGCCGCTACCTGCGCACCGACCGCAGCGTGGTGCTGGTGGGCTGCACTCTGTGCAAGGCCATCAAGGGCGAGCCCTGCCGCAACCGTGACTGGCACTACAACGCCGGCACGCACGCATGGCGGCGCAGTTCGGCGATGGCCCTGTCACGGGAAGAGCGTGGTGGTTGCGATGACCTGATCGAGGCTGTCGATCTGCACGCGCCGGAGCCGACCGCGCCGGCGTTCCCGCCGGACACGCCGCTGCCTGAAATCGAGATCCTGATCCGGCCCAAGATTTTGGGCTGCATCACGCTCTGTGAGCCGAGGCCGGTGGCATGAGCCAAGCCCCCCACATCAACCGCACCGGCCACCAACGCCGCGCCAAGTCCGCGCCGGCCGCCGAAGTGGTGCGCCGGCCCGGCTACTTCACCGAGCCCGTGCGCGCATGGTGGCCGGACTTCAAGAGCCAGCTCGCGCCCATTTTCACCAAGCGGGCTACAGCAGCGCAATGCAGGGCTGCAGACGGGCATGCGTCGATACCTCTGAACCTGCCGGGCGCGGAGCGGTACACGAACCGCGGGCCTGGGGATTTGAAGGGTGGAGCGTGACTGAACCGCTGGCCCCGCCGTATCCAGCCGACACCCGTGCGAAGGGGTGGCGGTTTGAACTGGACTACGAAAAGATCGAGCAGTCCGACACATGGGGCCTGGCCGGCGACATCCCCATGGCGCAGCACGCGCTCCTGATGATGTGGCTTGTGGCGTGGCGTCAGGTGCCGTGTGGCTCGCTGCCGGCGGACGACAACCTGATCCGCGCGCACTGCCGCATTCCGCCTGCAATCTGGCCGAAGGTTCGCAGCGTGCTCATGCGCGGCTGGTGGCTCGCCGACGACGGGCGCATGTACCACGACACGCTCGTGCAGAGAGTGCGCGAAATGATCGAGCACCGCGGCGGCGAAGCGTCGCGCAAGAAGTTGTTCGACGAGAAGTTCTACGCGATCCGCGCCCGCGATGGCGGGGCCTGCGTGTATTGCGGCGCCACGAAGTACCTATCTCTCGATCACCTCGTTGCGCGGTCGCGGGGCGGCGGGGGCGATGACTCCAACCTCGTCACGGCCTGTCGTTCGTGCAACTCGCGCAAGGGTGCCCGCACGCCGGACGAGGCCGGAATGACGTTCATCAATTCGGCCGCACGCAGTCTGTGGTTGTCGATCCGCGGAATGTATTTGAACGGCTTCGTAACGCGTGACAAAGACTGTACGAACAACAACAAAGACACCGGAACCGGAACCGGAACCACTTCTACACCTTCGGTGCAGAAGACAGCGCGCAAGCGCGCCGCCCCAGAAGGCCCGCCATGCCCCGACGACGTGGACCCGGGCGTTTGGACGGACTGGCTGGCGCATCGGAGGGCGAAGAAGGCCACCGTGACGGCCACCGTGATCGACGGCGCCCGCGCCGAGGCCGCCAAGGCTGGCATTTCGTTCGAGGCGTTTCTCCGCATCTGGTGCCGCCGTGGCACCCAGGGCCTGGAGGCTGCTTGGCTTTCAGCCGACGAGCGGCGCGGCGCCACCGTGGTGCCGATCAACAAGCAGGAAGCGCTGGAGAAGCGCAACAGGGCCGTCGGCGACGAATGGCTCAGGCAACAGGAGGCCGCAGATGCGACCCGATGACAAGGCCGAGTTTCGGCAACTCATGGCCGACGCGATGGCGTTCTACCGGCAAGACGTGAGCGTGTTCGCGCTGTCGGTGTGGTGGCAGGCCTGCGAGCGCTTCGACATGGAGCAGGTGCGCAAGGCGCTGACGGCGCACGCCATGGACCCCGAGCGCGGCCAGTTTCCGCCGAAGCCCGCCGACATCGTGCGCCAACTGCAAGGCACGCACGCCGACCGCAGCCTGCTCGCATGGGGCAAGGTCCACGACGCCATGCAGCGCATCGGGGCCTACGAGTCGGTGGACTTCGGCGACAACGCCACGCACGGGGCCATCATGGACATGGGCGGGTGGACAGTGCTGTGCCGATCCACCGTGGACGAACTGCCTTTCTTGCAGAAGCGGTTCTGCGATGCCCACCGGGTGTACTCGCAACGTGGCGCCGCGCAAGCGCCGATGGTGCTGATCGGCGAATTCGAGGCGCAGAACCGGCTGGTAGGGAAGATGGTCGCGCCCCCGGTCGTGCTGGGTGTGCGGGTGGTGGCTTCAGAGCGAATTGCGGCCACCGAAGGAGCCCCTGCATGAGCCGCGGCCCCTTGACCGACCCAGCCTATGTGCAGCAGCTGGTCGACCGCGCCAAGGCCGCGGTGCCGGCGCATGCCGATTCGCTGTCATGGGCCCGCGAATTGCGCCGGCGCGAGCTGCGCTGCGAGCGCTTGTCGAAGGCCCAGCGCGAGGCCTGGCGCGTCGCACTGAGGCGTGAACTGGAGAGCACCCCTTGACCCACGACCGATCCGAGCGCGTTCCACTGCCCGCCAGCGAATCGCGGTGCGAGCCGCAGCGGCCGTGCGTGGTGCGCGCGCGCTGCGCCCGCTACCAAGCCGCGCTGCTGCAGGGCGGCAGGCTCGAAGACTTCACCACGGGGGACAACCTGCGCGACCAGATAGGCGGCACGGCGCAGTGCCCTGGCTACGTGGACACGGCCAGCCTGCGCAAGGCACACGCGCCGGCGCCGAGCCCGAAGCCACCGATGCGGGGGTTGGGCTGATGGCTGAGATCACGCTTGTGCGCCAGCAGGCGGCCGAGATCCCGGAGGCCGAGCGCGAGATCGCGCGCCGGGTGCTGTTCGGGGCCATCGACGGCCTGGGCGACCGCGGGCGCAAGCAGTGGCGGCGGTTCATCGGCGGGCTCTTCAAACTTGAGCCTGGCGAGATGGTTGAGATACGCACGCACCGCGAGCGGCTTGGCTGGTATCACCGGAAGCATATGGCCTTGGAAAGCCGTGTGTTCGAGGCGCAAGAGAAGTTCGAAGACTTCGAAACGTTCCGCACCTGGATGAAGGTTGGCAGCGGCTTCGTGACGTGGCACGCCGGTCCGAAGGGTGGCGTCATCCCGGTGCCCAAATCGATCAGCTACGCCAAGCTGGAACAGGGCGAAATGGAACAGGTGCACGCCGACATCATCGCCTTCCTGCGCACGGACCATGCAGCCAAGACGCTGTGGCCGAAGATGGCGCCAGCCTTGCGCGCGAATGCGATTGAACTGGTACTGGCGGAGTTCGATGAGTAGCCCAACCACCACCAGACGCGTCGCGCGCCGTGTTTCAAAGACCGCCGCGATCCGGGCCTTCTTCGAAGCCAACCCTGGCGAGTACATGACCTATGACGACATGGCCACGAAGTTCGGGCTGGCCCGCAACACTGTGATGAAAACGGAGGACAGGCTCAAGAGCGAGGGCCTGCTGCTGAGCGCGGTGCTGGTGTTCGTTGACCCGGAGAGACCGCGATGACCAACGATGCAACGGAGAACGACATGAGCCCAGCCGATGCGGCCGATCTGCCGGCGCTGCCTGAAGGCGAAGAAGCAATGATGTTCATGGGCGGGACCGTCGTTTACAGCGCCAACCAAATGCACGCCTACGCCCGCGCAGCCATTGCCGCGGACCGGGCGCGAGGTGCTGATCCGATGGCGTGGCATTGCTTTCACTGTGGCGAGGCATTCACCGACAAGGAGTCGGCGCAGATTCACTTCGGGCCGAGCGAGAACGATCAGCCGATCTGCCAAATGGACGCGGAGTACATCCGCTGGTTGCTGGCTCAACACCGCCGCAACGTTGACGATGACAGCGAGGCGTTACGGACCGTGAGAAGTCTGGCCAACGAGCATGAAACGCTGCGACGCCGCGCGGAGGAAATCGGCTACGCACGCGGGCTGGACGATGCCAAGAAGCATCCTGAACAACTCGGGCTCTACGCAGCCCCACCAGCGCCTGCTGCGGTAGCGCTGATGGATGAGCGCCTGCTTGAACTCGCGCGCCAGCACCTGGACAAGGGCCTGTCGTGGGCGCCTCACATCACGAGATGCACGGACCTTGAAATCCGTGCGTTCGCCCGCGCCATCGAAGCCGCGCACGGAATCACGCCGCACCCGGAGAAGCCGACATGAGCCCCGCTGAGATTGCGCTGCGCGAGTTGGTAGCCCTGCATGACTTGAAAGACGACATCGAGCGCTGGGTACGCGACGATTCAACCGGCCAGCAGTGGCCGCAGATGCAACCTTACGAACGGCGCATGGCTGCGGTCGATGACTACAACCGCCGCAAGCCCATAGCCTGGGAAGCCGCACGCGACGCGCTGAGGGCAGCAGCCGCGGTGCCCCAAGCGCCAGCACCTGCGCCGGCCGAGCCCTACAAGAACCTGCTTCTGGCTGCGCTGATGTCGCTGAACGACCTTCGCACTGCGGCTATTGCTCGCGGCCTTACAGACACGGATGCCCGCCTGATCGTGGCCTGCGCCGTCATGGAGAGGATCGAAGCCGAGTTGCTGCAGCCTGATGACGACGCGCCGGCCCAGGCTGCGCCGCTGGTGGGGCCAGATGTGGCAACCGCAATCAGGATGATGGTCAGCCACTACGGCAACGACCCGCGCACTGAGTGCGTCAGGCAGTGGCTTGCCGAGGCCCAAGGAGCGGCCAAGTGACCGCGCCTCAATTTTCCCCACCACGCTCGAAAGGAGCGCTCTCCATGATCTACGAAGACATCGCCCGGATCTGCCACGAGGCCAACCGAGCCCTTTGCATCGCAGCCGGCGACCTGAGCCAACGCGAGTGGGCCGAGGCCCCGGCGTGGCAGCGCGACTCGGCCATTGCCGGTGTCGAGTTCCGCGACCGCAACCCGCACGCACCTGCCAGCGCCACGCACGACGCCTGGAGCGAAGCCAAGACGCGCACCGGCTGGGTGTACGGCGAAGTGAAGGACGAGAACGCCAAGACGCACCCGTGCCTGGTGCCGTTCGAGCAACTGCCGCCGCACCAGCGCGCGAAGGATGTGCTGTTCGGTGCCATTTGCTCAGCCCTGCTGCCGCTGGCCCAGCCGCCGGCCGACAACGCGCATGTGGCGCCCGGCGCCTCCCTGTTCGGTGAGCCCGAGGCCTGCCAGACCGCGCCCTGAACCCAGGCGAGCCGCCTGCCTTTGAAGCGCGGCATTTGAAGGACTGAAAACATGATCAAACCCACCATCGGCCGCAGAGTCTGGTTCTGGCCCAACGGCAGCACCGCGGTCGGCGCAACGTCGGTCACAGTCATCGACGCGGCACAGCCATTCGATGCCGGAATCGTCTTCGTCTGGAACGACCGCATGGTCAATCTGGACGTGAAGGACCACTACGGCAAGGCCGCATCGGCCACCAGCGTGACGCTGCTGCAGGAAGAAGATTCAATCCCGCAGATCGGGTTCTACGCGACCTGGATGCCGTACCAAACAGGCCAAGCCAAGGCGGCGGCATGAGCGGGTCCACTTTCGAGCGAGGCGACCGGCAGCATGGCGCGTTACTCGGCGGCCTCGAACAAGCGGCGAACGCTTGCGGCCAAGGCTACAGCGAGCCGCCCTATGTCCGCACGACAGTCGATGTGCGCGCGACGGCCAGCTTTGGCGAAGCGCTGATGGCGATGCGCGGCGGACAAAAGATTACGCGCCGCGGCTGGAATGCAAGCGATCAATGGGTCGCCGTGCATCACCCACTCAAAGGCGCCTTCATCAGCGTGCCATTCGCCTGCCTGAAGAACTCGCGCGGAGATATGGTGCCGTGGGTGCCAAGCCAGGGCGATATGTTCGCCGAAGACTGGGCAATTCTGCCGGGCTAACCATGCTCAAGAGCCGCGGCTTCCAGCCCCAGCGCCCACCGGCGCGCGACCGAACGGATGAGTTCAAGTCATTCGTCCTGCCGCGGCCGGTGGCGCGCATGGCTGGCGCCGCGGACATGGCCAGGCTTGCGCCTGCGCTGTTGGCGCCCATCGACCACTACAAGCCGGCAGCCACCGATGCTGCCGGCGCGCGGCACATGGGAAAGGTCGCTGCCCTGGGCTGCGTGCTCTGCCGGCGCCTCGGGCTTGGCACCACCGCGGCCGAGGTGCACCACGTGCGCGAGGGCCAGGGTGGAGCCCAACGCGCGAGCGACTTCCTTTCCGTGCCGCTCTGCCCGGAACACCACCGCGGCAATAGCGGCCTGCACGGGCTGGGCACCCGCGCCTTCGAGCGCCGGTACGGCATCGACGAACTCGGCCTGCTGGCCGAAACCATTGCGGAAATCACAGCGTGAAGCGCCGCCCCAAGCCCACCAAGCGCCAGCGCCAGAAGCGCGAGCACAAGGTGCACCGCGACCGGCTAAGCGCTGGCCGCGTCTTCCGGGTGCGCCCAAACCCTGCCGAGCCGTTCATCGTCGAGGTCCGCCTTTGCGCGCGACGGCCGGCGCATGCGAGGCCTGATGAACTTCCACGACGGCCAGGCCTTGACCGCCGACATTGAGCGCACCGTCATGGGCCTAGTGCGCACTTGGTACGGAAAGCGCACTCGCCGCGAAGCCGTGACCCGCCCGCGCGGCCTGGTCGCCCGCATGTACCTCAACGTGCGCGACCTTCGCGACAAACCCGGCGAAATCATCGCCCACGAGTGCACGCACGCGGCCATGGGCTACAGCCGGCTGAAGCGCGCGAACCTAGACGTCATGCCCGGCGAAGAAGTCCTGGCGCACGCCGTTGGCCGCCTGGTGAGCCAGGTCAACCGAATCTGCTACGCGCACGGAGTGTGGTCATGAACATGCCAGCAGCCGTTGGGCGCCCATCCGAAGCCGTGGCCTTGATCGAGACAAGCCCGCCGCCGGTACCAGCCTGCTGGACCAGCAAGGCCGACTGGCAGAGCTGGCTGATCTCCGCGCACCTGTCCGGCGAGCTGATCACCAGGGTGGAAGACCGCGGCGGCTACGGTGGCCGGCCAAGGGTCGTGCGCCACGTGTTCGTCACCCACATCGACCACTGCATCGACTGCCACGCCGCTGCGCGGGCCCGGGCGCAGGCAGTGGGGAAGTGCAACCCATCGCCGCAGCAACTGGACCGGGATGAGGAAAACAGAGCGGCGGCTGACCCCGAAGGGTAGGCCGCACCCACTAAACCCCGGAAGGCCGCCGATATAAACGGCGGCATGGTTTCAACTGCAACCTCGAAGGACGCCCCGGCCCGCAAGAGCGTCGACTACGAGCGCATCGAGCCGGACTGGCGCGCAGGCATCAAGAGCCCCGGTCAACTCGCCACCGAGTACACCGCCGCCACTGGGCAAAGCGTCTCGCGCGTTGCGATCATCAAGCACTTCGAGAAGCTGAAGGTTCCACGCGACCTTAAGGCAAGGATTCAGGCAAAGGCCGATTCGCTGGTTGCAGCGTCGCTGGTTACAGGCGCGGTTTCAGATGAAACCAAGGCGCGGGATTCGGAGATCGTCGCGGCGGGAGCGATTCGTTCCGCCACGATCCAGCTGTCACAGCGAACGGACATCGCCAGGGCGCGCAAACTGGCCATGGGCCTACTGGCCGAACTGGAGGCGCAGACAGGCAACCTGCCCGGCATGGTCGAACTTGGCCAGATCCTGCGGGCGCCGAACGAGCGCGGCAGCGACGAGCTCAACGACCTGTACCGGTCGGTGATCTCGCTGCCTGAGCGCACCAAGACCATGAAGGCGCTGGCCGAAACGCTCAAGCACCTGATCGGGCTTGAGCGCGAAGCCTACGGGTTGACAGCCGACAAGCCGGAAACGCCGATCAAAGACCTGAGCGACGACGCTTTGCTAGACCGGTTCGCCCGCCTGTCGGCCCAGGCCAGCCAGAAGGCCGCGAAGTGAACGCCAGGCTCAACCTCGCTGCCATGAGCGCCGTCGAGCGCGCCGAGTTCGCGGCGGTGATGGAAGAGATGGAGCGCCGGCAGACGCGCAAGCTGCTTGGCACCATGTTCCCGGACACTGGACCGCTGCGGCGCGAACTGTACCCGCGCCAACTGCAATTCTTCGCCGACGGCGCCAAGAAGTCGGAGCGGGTATTTCTGGCCGGCAACCGGATCGGCAAGACGATGTGCGCCGGCACCGAGTGCACATTCCACCTGACCGGGGTCTATCCGGACTGGTGGGACGGCAGGCGGTTCGACAAGCCGATCCGCGCTCTCATCAGCGGCGACACCCACGACTCCACGCGGGACATCTTGCAGTTGAAGATGCTGGGCGCCACCACAGACCGGCCCGACAAGATCGGCACCGGCCTGATCCCGGGCGCGCTCATCAATTCCTGGGTGCCGCGGCCGCACGTCAAGGGAGCCATTGAGAAGGTGATGGTCCACCATGTCAGCGGCGGCGAGTCCGAGTTGTGGATTCGATCCTACGTGCAGGGCCGCGAGCTGTTCCAGGGCTTCGAACTCGACCTGTTCTGGCCCGACGAAGAGTGCCCCGAGGATGTTTACGACGAGGGCCAGATTCGCCTGATGACCAACCGCGGCATCAGCATGCTCACCTTCACGCCGATCAACGGTCTCACGCCGCTGGTGGCGCGCCTGACCGACACCGAAAACGAAGGCGCCGCGCATCGGTCTGTCGTGATGTGCGGCTGGGACGACGTTCCCCACCTCGATGAGGCGATGAAGGCCGAGATGCTGGCCAAGCTTCCGCCGCACCAGCGCGACGCCCGCACAAAAGGCATACCGGCGCTTGGCTCAGGCGCGATCTACCCGGTGGCCGAGTCGGAGGTGGTCTGCGAGCCCTTCGTGATCCCTGACCACTGGGCCCGCTGCTACGGCATGGACGTGGGGTGGAACACCACGGCGGCTGTCTGGGGCGCGCACGACCGCGACGCGGATGTGGTCTACATCTACACCGAGCACTACCGCGGCCAGGCCGAGCCCAGCGTGCACGCCGAGGCCATCAAGGCGCGCGGCAAGTGGATTCAGGGTGCGATCGACCCGGCGTCACGCGGGCGCCTGCAGGATGACGGCGCGCAACTCTTGCAGATGTACACCGACCTTGGTTTGCTCCTTGCCGAGGCTGAAAACGCGGTCGAGTCCGGGCTCTACGAGGTGTGGCAGCGGCTGTCTACCGGCCGGTTGAAGATTTTTCGGACCTGCGTCAACACCCTGGCCGAGTACCGCCTGTACCGGCGAGACGCAAAGGGCCGCCGCGTGAAAGAGCGCGACCACGCGATGGACGCGCTGCGGTATCTGGTCATGAGCGGCCTTGCGATCGCGCGGGTCAATCCCATCGACGACAAGACGGAGCGCTGGCGCGACCGCCTTGGCAAACTCACCGGCAACCGCAGCGCGGTTGGAACCTGATGGCAGACCAAACCGCTTCAGAAACACCAGACCCCAACGTCGACGAGAAGGCCGTCGCGTCGGAGAACTGGGACCGTTACCGCTACGTGGTGCAGCGCGGCCACCGCGAGTACACGCGCCAGGCGCAGATATGCGAGCGCATGTACCTCGGTGGCGGCCGACAGTGGGATCCTGATGAAGCGGCAGCGCTGCGCGCCCAGAAGCGCCAGCCCTACGAGTTCAACGAGATCCTGCCCAGCATCAACAGCGCCATTGGGCACCAGATTCGCAACCGGCTCGACATCGCGTTCCGGCCGCGTGGCGGCAAGTCAGACCAGGCGCAGGCCGACATCCGCAGCAAGGTGATCATGCAGATCGCCGACCGGACGCGCCTGCACTGGAAGGAAACCGAAGTCTTCGGCGATGGCTTGATCCAGCAGCGCGGGTACTACGACGTGCGCATGGAGTTCGGCCAGAACATGCAGGGGAACATCAGGATCGATGTGCTCGACCCGATGGACGTGATCCCAGACCCGGACGCGAAGACCTATGAGCCCGCCGGCTGGGAGGACGTGATCCGCACGCGCTGGCTCACCGAGTTCGATATCGTCAACGACTACGGTCAGGCCGCGGCGGACAAGGCCATGGCCTCGAAGCCAGACGATGCCGACGTTGGGGAGTACGACGACACGGGCGCGGCGCGCTCGAAATTCGCGGACCCCAACAAGCACGGACTCAGCTACGACGCCTACTACACCGACGGCAAGATCAGGCGCGTCCGTGTGGTGGAGCGCCAGCGCTGGATCAACACCATGAGCCGGGTTCTGTTCTACCCACGCACCGGTGACCGCAAGCTGGCCGACAACCTGACGCCCGAGGTCATCAAGAAGCAGACCGAGGCGGGCGCGCTCATGACCAAGGCCATGCAGCGCCGCGTCAAGTGGGTGGCCAGCACCACCGACGTGACGCTGCACAACGACTGGTCGCCCTACGACACGTTTTCGATCATTCCTTACTTCGCGTTCTTCCGGCGCGGCCAGACGCTGGGCCTGGTGGACAACGCCATCGGACCGCAGCAGGCGCGGAACAAGGCCCTGGCGCAGTTCGTGCACATCGTCAACAGCGCGGCCAACTCGGGCTGGGTGTCAGAGCAAAACTCGATCACGAACTTGAAGCCAGGCGAGCTTGAATCGAAGGGTGCGATGACCGGCCTGCACATCGAGGTGATGAAGGGCGCGAAGTATCCCGAGAAGATCGCGCCGAATCAGGTGCCCACCGGCGTCGACCGCCTGGTGGAAATCACGACCAACGCGCTCAAGAGCGTGACGGTCCCGGATGCCATGCGAGGCCAGGATGGCGAGGACACCAGCGGCGTGGCCCGCCAGACCCAGCAGTTCGCCGCTCAGCAGCAGATCGCGGTGCCGCTGGACAACCTGGCCCGCACGCGCCACATGCTCGGCGAGAAACTGCAGCAGCTCACGCAGCAGTACTACACCGAAGAGCGCACCTTCCGCATCACCGAGACCGACTTCGCCACCGGCAAGCCGGTCGAGACGCCCATCACGATCAACCAGTTCGATCCCGTCACCGGCGCTTTCATCAACGACCTCACCGAGGGCGAATACGACGTGGTGGTGTCCGAGCAGCCCATCGCGGCGACGTTCGAAGACAGCCAGTTCAACCAGGCCATGGACATGCGCAAGGCTGGCGTGGCGATACCCGACGTGGCCGTGGTGCAGTCCAGCAGCCTGAGCCGCAAGGCTGACATCGTGGAGCAGATGCAGGGCGCGAACACCGTGGACCCGACCGTCGAAGCCAAGACGGCACTGCTGAAGGCGCAGACCGAAAAGACCCAGGCCGAGACCGTGCAGGCGGCCGTGACGAGCATGTTCAGCGCGACGCAGGCGGCCAATCAAATCGCTGCCGTGCCAGGCGTCGCGCCCATGGCCGACACGATGCTGCGGTCGGCGGGCTACGTGGACAAGGATGGCGCACCGCTGATACCAGACGCTGGCATTGAGCCGCTGGGCCCGGCCGCCAAGGGCCCTGGCCAGCCCGCCACGCACCCAGCGCCTGGTGGCGTGCCTGCGAACACCTCCCCCAACTTCCCGCCCAAGCCGCAGGCCGCCGACATCGGCGCCGCGGCCGGCATCGAACGCGCCGATGCGGCGCTTGGAGAACCACGATGAGCAGAAGCAAAACCATTGGCCTCGACCAGAACTGGATGGCCCAGTCCGACATGCGCACGCTGATCGAGGCCCAGGTGATCCAGAACGACCCGAAGCGCTTCAAGGCGGCCAAGGCCGAAGCCAAGAAGCAGGCAGCAGCGCTCGGAGAAGCGTTCGAGCCGACCACGAAGAAGCCCTGACCCACCACGCCGCATCAGACGGCTCAACCACCCGAAGGAATCAACATGACCACCGCCACCGAAGTTGACCAAGACCTCGATGTAGTCGTCGTCGAAGACAACGGCAACACGCCCCAGACACCCGAAGAGATCGCGGCCGCCGAAGCCGCACGCACCGCAGCCCTGCGCCAGGTCGCGGCTGGCATCGACGATCCGGAGGCTGGCGCCGGCAAGGGCCAGTTCATCCCCAAGGGCCGGTTCGATGAGGTCAACGTTCGAAAGAACGCGCTCGAACTGGAAAACGCCCAACTGCTGGCGCTGCTGGCTGCCGGCGGGAAGGCGCCTGCACCTACTGCTGGCGCACCTGCGGCCGCAGCCGAGTTCGACGCACGGGCTGCAATGAAGGAAAAGATCGCAGCCCTGGTGGCCGGCGACGACGACAAGGCGCTCGAGCTCGAAGAGAAGATCAACGCCCACAACATCAAGGTGGCAACGGCCCAGGCGCGCGCGGAGTTCGAGCAGTCCAACACCGAGCGCACGGCGAAGCAGCAGACCGAAGCGCTGCAGACCGCCGCCGCCGAGATGAAAAAGGCCTACCCGCAGCTCGACGAGAAGAGCGACAAGGTGGACCCCGACGCGATCGACTTCGTGATCGCCAAGCGGGACGCGCTGGCCCGCACCGGCATGCCGCCGGACGCTGCCCTGCGGGAGGCCGTGAAGGTCGTGGCGAAGCGTTTCGGGTTCGATGAGCCGGCCGATCACGGCGCACCCAGCAAACCCAACGCGGCCGATGACAGACTCGTTGCTGCGCGCGCACGGGCTGCGACGGCCGCGGCCCAACAGCCACCGAACCTGGGTGGCAAAGGGGACCGGGCAACGCAGACCGCGCGCCAGAATGTCGAGACGATGACAGACGAGGAATTCGCCGCTCTGCCGGACGCTGAAAAGAGGCGGCTGCGCGGCGATATGTAGGAGGCCCAACCGGGCCGGACTCGCACCCCGCAAAGGTGCGTACTCGCCGAGCTTGCGGCGTAAACCAAAGCGGGCCCGCGGACCCTCACTCCGTGATCTCGCGTGGAGCGGCGAACTGCTCAAGACACCCCGTGTTTTGAACATTTCGAAAGGGCACACATCGTGTTCACCGCATTCAGCGAGCTAACCACTCAACAAAAACTCGTTTGGTCCCGCGACGTTTGGCAGGCGGCGCGCGACCAGATGTTCATCGGCAAGTTCATCGGCACCGGCGACAACGCCGTGATCCAGCGGATCACCGAACTTACCAAGACCGAGAAGGGCGAGCAGGTCATCATGCACCTGGTTGCCGATCTGGTCGAAGACGGTGTGATCGGCGACAACGAGCGCGAAGGCAACGAAGAGGCGATGCAGTCGTACAGCCAGGTCATCAACATCGACCTGCTGAGCCACGGCGTTCGCAACAAGGGGAAGATGAGCGACCAGAAGACGGTCATCAACTTCCGCGAGATGGGCCGTTCGCGCCTGTCCTACTGGCTGGCCAACCGTGCCGACCAGCTGGCGTTCCTGACCCTCTCGGGCGTGGCCTACAGCTTCAAGAACAACGGTGCCGCGCGCACCGGCTCCCCGTTCCCGCTGCTGTCGTTCGCCGGCGACGTCGCCGCGCCGTCCAGCGCCCGCGCGCTGATGTGGGACGGCACCTCGCTGGCCACTTCGAACACCGCGTCCATCGCCAGCACGTACCTGCCCAGCTACAAGATGATCGTGGACCTGGTGGCCTACGCCAAGGAGCACTACATCAAGCCGCTGATGTCGGGCGGCAAAGAGTACTACGTGATGTTCGTGGCACCTGGCACGCTGGCCAACCTGAAGAAGGATGCCGACTACCAGCGCGCCGTGGTGGGCGTGGCCACCAAGAGCGGCCTGGACTCGCCGTGGTTCACCGGCGGCACCGTCACGATCGACGGCGTGGTCCTTCACGAGCACCGCCTGGTCTACACGACCAAGGGCGCGGCGTCGGGCTCGAAGTGGGGTTCGGGCAGCGCCGTCAACGGCACGCGCACGCTGCTGTGCGGCTCGCAAGCCCTGGGCATGGCCGACCTTGGTTCGCCGGACTGGGTGGAAAAGCTCTTCCAGTACGACAGCCAGTGCGGCATCAACGTCGACAAGATGTTCGGCCTGCTGAAGCCGAAGTTCTACAGCATCTACGACGGCTCGGCCCAGGACTTCGGCGTCCTGACCTGCGACCACTACCTGCAATAAGCAGGCACCCGGGCGCGCGTCAGTTCTGCCGCGCGCTCTCCTTCGTTTCTTGCAAGGAGTTCTGAAATGGCAATCACTAAAAACCGCGGCCGCCAAGGCGTCATCTTCGCCTACGTGGACGTGTCCTTTGCGGACATCGTGAGTGGCACGGCCGCTGTGGCCATCGACCTTCCGGTCGGTGCCTCGCTGGTCAACGGTGGCGACATCGTTGTGACCACGGCCTTCAACTCGGGCACGTCCGACGTGATCGTGATCGGCGATGCGTTGTCGGCCAACCGCTACTTCGCCAGCGCGTCCATCGCGGCTGCCGGGCGCACCGCGCTTCTGACCACGGGGTATGTGGCGCTGAGCACGTCCAACCAGATCAAGGTCACCTGGACCGCTGTGGGCACCGCGGCCACCGCCGGCGCGTTCCGTCTGCGCGTGGCCTACATCGTGGACAAGCGCGCGGCGTTCGCGCAGGGCTGATCTCCCCTTGATCGGGTTTCCTGGCTGGACCCGTTCCAGCCAGGCTTTTTGCCGAAGAGCGAAAGACAACCATGAAATTCAAATCCCCGACTGAAACACCCGTGTACCTTGGCCTGCTCTCAGGCCACACACTCGTCATCGGCCCGACGCTGGTCGAGGAACCGCAGCAGTTCCACCGCATGGCCGTGGCCGAGGGCTGCATTCCCGAGGGCATGGCTTCGATGCCGCCGGCAGAAGACCATGCCGCGGCCACGAAACAGGGCCTGATCGTGACCGCGATCAAGAAGATGGTCGCGGCTCAGAAGAAGGGCGACTTCAACAACGACGGCCGGCCGGACGTGAGCAGGCTGTCTGCGCACGTCGGGTTCACAGTGCTGGCCGCCGAGCGCGACACCGCCTGGCAGACCCTGAGCGACGACGACGCGTGATGCCATGCCGGCCCCGCCCTACGCTCTGACGCCGACCGCGGCCGCCGCGCGGATGCTGGCGTTCGCGATGTTCTTCTCCAAGGAGGCGAACTCGTGACGATGGGCGAGCTCATGGATGCGTTCCGGGCGCGGGCCTTCGACACCGTTGTTCCATACCTGTGGAGCGACGATGAGGTGCGCGAGTACGCTGACGACGCCGAGAACGAAGCCGCCGAGCGCGCGCGCCTGCTGCGCGACTCGACCACCGCCGAAATCTGCGAGGTCGAAGTGGTGGCCGACACCGCGGCGTACATCCTGGACTCGCGCATCCTGAGCGTGGAGCGCGCGAAACTGGACCTCGGCTCGTCGCCGCTGTCGCTCACATCGACGCCCGCGATGGACGCCGAGAACGGCCGCTGGGAATCCTGCACCGGCACGCCCAGCCGCATGGTGCTCGACGCAGAGCAGGGGACGTGGAAGGCCACGCTCAACCCGACCCCGCAGGTGAACGACACCCTGCGGCTGCAGGTGTACCGCCTGCCGATCGCGCTCCTGTCCACCGACGAAAGCAACATCCCCGAGATCCACCCGCGGCTGCACATCCGCCTGGTGGACTGGATGATGGCCAGGGCCTACCGCAAGCAGGACGCCGAGACGCGCGACGAGCTGAAGGCCCAAGAGCACGAGGCCATCTTCGAATCGGCGTTCGGCCGGCGCATAGACGCCAACGTGCGGCGCAAGCAGGAGGACCTGGTGCCATCCGTCGTGCAGTTCCGGGAGTTCTGAGCCATGGACGGCCGCGAGCTCGAACTGTCCCTCGGCACGCTGCTGGGGTTGAACAACCGCCTGCCAGAGTTTCGGCTTCGAACCGAGGCCGGAACGTTTGTGCGGGCGGCGGCCAACGTCGACATCTCCGATGGCTTCAACGCGAAGCGCAGGCAGGGCTTCGCGCGCGCCGTCGCGGGAACCGACTGCCATTCATTCTGGGTCGATGAAGTGACCAACCTGGCGCTGTTTGCCGACGGCGCCTCGCTCTACAAGCTCGTGCCGACGGCTACCGGCGTCGCCGGCAATCTGCTTTCCGCGACGGCCGCGGGGTACCGCCGGGCACTGTCGTACGTGCGGGTCAACGACGAGATCCTTTTCACCAACGGCAGCGCGAACTATGCGCTGCGGGATGGCGAGACCGTTGTGCGCCCGCTGGGCATGGCGCCGCTGAGCGCCGCGCCTGCCGTGGCCGCCAGCGCGGGCGGCGCGCTCGAAGCGGGCTACTACACCGTGGCATTCGCCTTCGTGAACGGCGAGGGCGAACTGTCCGCGCTCACCGAGGCCGCGCAGGTCTCCGTGGCCGCCGCCGGCGCGCTGGCCATCACCGGCCTGCCGGCGTCCTGGCCCACCGATGCGACCGGCCTGCTGGTGTACGTGAGTCCGCCGAACGGCGAGGTGCTGTTTCTGCAAGCCAGGCTGTCAGCTCCGGCTGCGAGCCGGACCATCACGACGCTTGGCGTGGGCGGCGCGCAGGCGGCGACGCAGTTCATGGTGCCGATGCCGGCCGGCCAGATCATGCGGTACTTCGGCGGCCGACTCCACGTGGCCGCCGGCTCCACGCTCTGGTACAGCAACATCTACTCGCCAGCGCTGTGCACGCCGACCAAAGGCTACGTGCAGTTCCCGGCGCCGATCACAGTCTTCGAGCCCTGCGAAGACGGGTGCTATCTGGTCGCCGATGCCACCTACTGGCTGGCCGGCGACATCGCCTCGGCTACGGCCCAGAAGGTATCTGCGGCGCGCGGCGTGCTCGGCACCGGTGGCCGCAGCACCGTGGCGCAGCAATGCTTCTGGATGTCCGACAAGGGCCTGGTGGCCGGCAGCCCGGGCGGCGCAATCAAGTTGCTGCAGGACCAGAACGTCGTGGTCGACAGCGCCCAGGTCGGCGCGACCCTGTTCCGCGAAGCCGATGGCCAGCGCCAGTTGGTCTCTTCGCTCTTCGGTGGCGACGGCTCAACGGCCGCCGCCAGCAGCTACATGGATGCCGAGGTCGTCAGAAAAGGAACCACGCTTTGAAGCAATCTCTCATCCTGCGCGTCGGCTTCAAGTACACCTTCGAGGTGCTCAAGCGCGGCGTCGTGATCGACTTGTTCGACATCACGAACCTCATGCCCACCCAGGGCCTGAACCACATGCTCAGCACCGTCTTCAAGAGTGGCACGCCGGTGGCAACGTGGTACCTGGGCCTGTACGAGGGCAACTACACCCCGGTGCTGACCGACACCGCGGCTACGTTCCCAGGGTCTGCGACCGAGTGCACCGCGTACACGGCTTCAACCCGCGTCGCGTGGGTGCCTGGGACCGTTGCCGCGGGCGTGCTCGACAACTCGGCGAGCAAGGCCGAGTTCGTCGCCAACGCCACCAAGACGATCTACGGCGGGTTCATGACCTCGGTGGCAGCGAAGGGCGCGATCACCGGCTCGCTCATCTCGGCGGTGCGCTTCCCTTCGCCCCGCGTCCTCGATGCCGACAGCACGCTGCGCGTGACCGCCGGCATCACCCTCACGTCCGCTTAATCAGGAGGCCGACATGGCACTCATTCCGTCGACCGGCCTGCGCAACAAGATGCTGGACACCGGCTCGCTCAAGACCATCATGGCCGCCGGCCTGATCAAAATCTACAGCGGCGCGGTGCCGGCCACGGCCGACGCCGCGGTGACAGGCACGCTGCTGTGCACGATCAGCATCGGCGGTGCGGGCACCGGCATCAACTTCGAAGCCGCGGCCGTGTCGGGCGTGCTGGCCAAGGCCACCGCCGAAACCTGGAGCGGCACCAACGCCGCCACCGGCACGGCCAGCTACTACCGCCACGTGGCCGCCGCTGACGACGGCACGCTGTCGACCACGCAGGCCCGCCTGCAGGGCACCGTGAGCACGGTGGGCGCCGACATGAACCTCAGTTCCGTGTCGCTGGTGGCTGCCGCTTCGCAGGCGATCGACTTCTACTCCGTCACGCTGCCGGTCGCGTAAGCAGGGGCCCAGGAAATGGCCCGCATCGTCGTCCTGCGACTTTCGTCGCAGGAGATTTATTACTCTGACGATAGTGGGGCCAGTTGGGTTGCCACCGGACAAGTCTTTCCGGGAAGCAACTTCTATTGCCTATGGAGCGGCACGCAGTTTGTCGGCGTGATTAGCGGCGGCGCTGCGAATTCCATCTATACCAGCCCGGACGGGATTACCTGGACGCAGCGGACAGCGCCAGCCGGGAGTTGGACCATCATGGGTTTCAACGGCTCGATGTACGTCGCGGCCGCCTCACCCACCACGACAACGTTTGACTGGCTCACCAGCCCCGACGGCATCACGTGGACCGCTCACAGCATGGCAATAGCCGCTGTGGTGTTGATTGTGCGCCACGTCCTATGGACTGGTACGCAATGGATTGCCGGGACAAACCACGCGACCACCTTTTTCACCAGCCCCGACGGCATCACATGGACCGTGAAGACGCGGGCTACATCAGGAACAGAAACGCCTGCGTACTTCATGGCCCCATCTGGCGGCCTTGCCACGTGGATCCAGAGTACTGGTGGAAATCATCTCACAAGCACCGACGCTGCCATCGATACGACGACAGCTAGAACGCATACCCCAAGCGTCACCGGCTTCACAGCGCCGCCGATCGTGGCCACGAACGGAGCGATCACCTGCATCGCCAGCAACGTGGGGATTTTTTCGGCGACCGATGGTGTCACGCTGACGCAGCGCACAACATCGACTATCAGGTTCGTTGGCTGGGATGGAGTTGCATTCATTGCGCTGGAGACCAGCAACGTCCGCCGAAGCACCGACGGCATCACTTGGGCCACCCCGAACGCAATGCCGTGGACGGCAACCGGGCGTGGCGCACTCTCGGACACGTTGGGAGGATCGCCGCCAACCTACGGCGCGACCACCTCGCTGCCGGCGCTGCGCATGATCGACCTCAACGTGCTCTCTGGCAAGAACGCGTTCTGGACCAGGTTCCGGCAGACGCATGAAGTCTCCTAAGCTCATCGGCGGATTGACCGACGCAGCCCCCATCGGCTTCGCGCAAGCGCGGGCGCTGCAGCAGACCGGGGCGCCATATCTAACATCGACGGCGCCAGGCGTGCGCACGCGCCTGAAGAACGGATCGGTCGAAGTGGAGACGTTCGACGAAGCGGTGGCGCTCAGCCCGTATCTGTGGGCTTCGAGCGGCCTGACCGGCGTCTATGCGCAGACCACGACATCAGAACCATCGGCTCGCCTCGGCACCAGGTCAGTCCCAGTCGCGGCAGATGGCCTTGTGGGGAACCTCCTGTCCTATGACGCTTCGCAGGGTCAGGCCCACCTGTGGGTCGGCGGCCGCATGCTCACAGTTCGGCGCAGCAGCGCGAGCGAGTATTGGCCCGTGCTGATGCGTCCGACAGATGCCCGCGAGGTGCTGCCCGGCGACGCGCTCGAAGCCAAGCGCGCGATCTCTTTCGTGGCCGCCGCCTCGGCCGCCAGCACGAGCCAGGTGAACACCTTTGCGTCGGGTGCGGACGCGCGCGGGCACCGGTGGGGTATGGCCTACACGACTGGCGTTAGCGCCGTGCGGGATCACTGGGTTTTGCTCGGCAGCTCGGGCGACACCGCGACCAGCGTCATCGCGCTGCCCGCCCCACTGACGGCTGGCGCGTACACGTTTCGCAGCCGCGTGTTCTGCACTGGCTTCGGACGGCTGATGTACTTCAGCGTCGAATTCGGCGGCGTGTATTTCCACACCTCGACCGACCACGGCGAGACGTGGGCGAGCGCTGATGCCACGTTCCTGCGCGCCTGGCTGACCGACCCAGGCGGCGACACCTACGACGTGAACCAGAGCATCCTGGTGTTCCCGGAAATCGCCGGCTACTACCTTGGCGACGGCAAGAGCCTGTTCATGTTCCCAGCGCTCGGCACCGCGCCGGCGACCATCGACCGCGACAAGCGCTGGCAGTTCCGCTGCTTCGTTCACGATTCGGTGGCCGGCACGTTCACGAACCTGGCCTGGCCCGGCGAAGACCCGAGTTTCTTCAATTCCCCGCCGTTCATTCGCCTCGGTGGCGGGTGCTTCGGACAGGGCTGCCTGGCCATCCTGTGTTTCCAGATTGGTGACCCGAAGGTCGCCTACACCACGGATTTCGGGTCGACCTGGACCGTACGCTCAGCGCCGTTCGCCAGTCAGCGCATGGCCCCGATCACGGTGGCGCCCTACGTCAGCCCAGCCCGCCGCGGATCGATTCTCTTTGCCGTGCCGCGCGACGAGGTGCCTGACTTCACCGACACCAGCGGCACGGACGTGTGGCGCACGGATGGCTCGTTCGCGCAGTTCAAGAAGGTCGGCCCCATCTTCGGCAGCGTGACCGCCGGCCTGGGCATCGAAACCTATGGTGCTGTCCCGTTCCTGAACCGCTCCAAAGCCCGCCCAGAGCTGGGCGAATTCTGATCGGGACACGATGACTCTCGCTGTTGGCTTCCGCCTCGAACGCGACACGACGCGCGTGCTCGTGACGCCTGGCGTGCCTGCGACGACCGGCGGCACCACCACGGTCTCGACGCTCGTGTGCGGCTGGTATCCGAGCGCGCCTCTGCTCGCGGCAGTGCACAGCCTGGCGACCGAGTTCGGCTTCGATTATTCCGACGCGTACCGCCGCCGGCTGGGCGCGCTGCTGGACTACAGCCGCCTCACGTCGTCGCCGCCAATCAGCCCCGCGGACGCTGCCACGCTGCGCGACGCCTACTTCTCGGGTGCCGGCATCTCGCCGTTCTACTCGTGGGCCTACACGTGCGCTTACTTCAACGTGCCGGTCGTCACCCTGCCGACGCCCGAGGTGCTGCCCGTCTACCGCGATGACGACACGCCAGGCTGGGACGCCGCGGCCGAATCGCTGCAGCGCTTCCTGGCGCCGGGCCGGGCGAAGTTCCGTGTGCAGCCGGGCAAGCAGTTCCTTGTCGGGCTGCAGGTCGGTGACCCGCTCGTGCCTGTCTCGCGCTTCTTCGGCTTCCGCTGCTACGGCGACTGGTTCCAAGACTTTCGCCGCCAGCCGGACGGCACCGAACCCGACGTGCTGACCGGCAACTCTGTGGGCGGGACGTTTTTCCCGGCTGGGCGCCCGCTGCTTTTCTCTGTCGAGCTGCTGCACAGCGTAGCCACGTTCAAGGTCATCTACGAAGACACCGGCTCCACGCTCTACAGCGCGACCTACGCGCTCACCGGCGCCTACGACGCGCCCGGCGTGTGGAGTCTCAGCGCTGTGATCTATTCCCCCGGCACCTGGGTGGAGGGGATCGAGGTGCTCGGCTATTCCGGTGGCGACGGTGTGCTGCCGCCGCTGCGCGGCATCTGCGGTGAAGGCACGCCGCTCTCGGGCAGCATCGGCAGGCTGCCGCGCCTGACCGGCAGGGCCTACATGGCAACGCGCAGCGCGGGTGTCTTGCCGGCGCTGCTCGGCTTGGGCGGCGTGCCCTACTCCATCTCGTCGGGCGAGATGCCGGCGATGACCAGTCGCGCGTCAGTGGCGCCGCCGGTGTCACTGCCGCCGCGCAGCGCGGGGAGCCTACCGGCGCTGACTGCTCGCGGCCACTCGACGGTCGGCACGGTGGGCAACAGCGCAGGCCGGCTGCCGGCGCTGCGTAGCCGCGGCGGGCGACCGATCGCCGAGTGCTACGGCGTGCTGCCACCGCTGCAGGGCCTGGCGGCTGCACTTGCGCCTGGCGAAGCGCGGATGTACTCGCACAGCGACATCGCCGCGACGATCCTGGCCGATCGCCTTGTCGTGGTGACGATGGACAGCGCCGGCACCGTGACGGCTGCCATGGTCAGCGCCTATCTCTACGATGCCGACATCAGCAGCGCCGCGGTGATCCTGACGCCTTCGGTGATCTCGGCCATTCTCGACGCGCTCATGTCGACCGTGGTGTTCACCGACGCCGGCACGCCGCTGTTCGACCAGCCCGCCCAGGTGTGGGTGCTCAACTTGGCCAACAACGCAACCTCTTCGTACGAGGGTTTCGACTTCAACTCCTTCGGCACCGTCAGCGGCAAGAGCTACGGGGTCAAGGCCGATGGGGTCTATCTGCTCGAAGGCGCCACCGACGCCGGTGCGGCCATCCGCGCCAGCGTGTCGTACGGCGCGCAGGACTTCAAGACCAAGACGCTCAAGAACATGACCCGCGCGTACGTTGGCGCATCGTCTACCGGCGCGCTGTACCTGAAGATCATCGCCAATGGCACGGAGTATGTGTACCAAGCGCGGGCATCGTCGGCGCAGGCGAAGCAGCAGCGCTTCGACGTTGGCCGCGGCTTGAAGGGCACCTACTTCACGTTCGAGATCTTCAACAAGGACGGCGGCGACTTCGAACTCGACAGCGTGTCGTTCTTCGCCGCCGAATTCATCCGGAGGGTCTGACCATGACCATGCTTTCACTGCCCCCGCTGACGGGCGGTCCTGGCCAGTACGTGCCGATCATCATGTCGGCGGCCTGGGCCAAGGCCGCAGAGCTTTCTGGTGTTGTCGATGCTCGCGTCGACGAAGCACTGGCGCTGGCCAGCAGCGCGCCGTCGACCGCGGCGCCGGATGCAGTGCTCGTTCCGACGCTGCCGGCATCGCCCGCCCTGCCTGGGACAACACAAGCCGAGGCTTCTGGCTTGCTCGACGCCGCGCGCGACGACGTGACGAACCTGCTGGTGGGCAAGTTCACGGAATTCCTCACGGCCTACTTTCCAGAGGACCAGTACATCACCGACGCGCAGGACTGGCTGCACCGGGCCATTGCCGTTGGCGGTACCGGCATCAGCACCGCGGTGGAGAGCCAGCTGTGGGAGCGCGCCCGCGCCCGCGCGCTGGCAGATGCCGCGCGTGCGCAGGAAGAACTGTCGCAGACCTTCGCGGCCCGGCGCTTCGCGGTGCCGCCCGGCGCGTACCTGCACGCCTCGCTGCAGATCGCGCGCGGCGCCCAGGACGCCACGGCCGAGGCCGCGCGCGAGCAGGCCATCAAGAGCTTCGAAACCGAGGTCGGGAACACCCGCCTCGCCATCGAGCGCGCTATCAGCCTGCGCGGCCTGGCAGTTCAGTCAGCCGGGCAGTACATCGGCACGCTGGCCGCCGGGTCGCAAAGCGCGGTGGCTGCGGCAAGCGTTGTCGTCGAGTCGCAGAACCGCCTGGCCGCGACGCTCACGGACTACTACCGCGCGCAACTCGTGGCCATCGAACTGCCGGTGCGGGTGGCCACGACGAACGCAGAGCTCGGCGTGCGCACCAGCGAAGCGAACCTGCGCGCCGCGGTGGAAACACTTCACCGCCGCGTCGAGGCGGTGCTCGCCAATGCGCAGATGCTGGGCACGCAGGCTGCGGCCGCGTTCAACGCGCTGCACACGCAGGCGTCTGTCTCCGGCAACGACTCGACGACGACCAGCATTCAAGGGTAGCCCAGGGCGCGCGCCAGCCGCGCACCCACTAAACCCCGCTCGCCGGCGGATAGATTGCGGCGAGAAGGGGATCGAATGGCTACGACTGCCGACATCGGGTCAATGACCCCGTACCGCGACCCACGCACGGCGTTCGGTCGCCAACTCCCTGTTGGCCAGGCCACGGTGGGGACGATGGCCGACTTCGAGCGCGCTGCTGCGCCAGCCGCGATCGACCAGCCAGTGCAGCAACCTGCGCAGCCGCAGGGGCGCGTTGCAAGGGCAGTGGGTGCCGTTCGTAGCCCGGCCGTTGCGACGCTTGGCAAGGTCGGTGGCGTGGCAGCCGCGGCAGCGCCGGAAGTGCTCGACATTGGCAAGGTGGCGGCCAACCCGGCGTCCAGCGGCATCGACATTGCGACGCAGGCCGCAGAAGGAGCCGGACGACTGGCTTCTGCTGGCGCCAGCGGTTTGGCCGGCGCGAAGATTGGCGCCGGCATCGGCACGTTTATCGCACCGGGGCCCGGCACGATCATTGGCTCTGCCATTGGCGGCCTGGCGGGCGCGGCCGGCGGCTACTACGCTGCTGGCGAGGGCATCAAGGGGTTGCGCAGCGCCGTTGGCGCGGACCCAAGTTCGCCAGTCGATCGACTTTCGACGCCTCCAGCCGTTGCGGCCCGGCCAGCCACATGGGCGCCCGGCACCGCTGGCGCGGGCCGAGGCCTCGTCAACCCGCCGCTCATTGGGCAGCCGCAGCCTGGCGCAAACCCAGCCGGTGTGATCCAGCGTGACGGCAACAGCTACTCGGGCGCCAACATCAAGGCAGGCGCCGACATCGCCGCGCCCGGCGGCGCGCTGCGCCCGCAGGCGCGGGTGTCGTCCATCGAAACACCGGGCGTGGCCGGCTACCAGGCCCAGCTCGCAAACATCCGCGCGATCGGCGACGCGCCGGCCTTCATGGAGAACGGCACTCTTGCGCCGAATCCAGGCATGACAGGCTTCGGCGGTGCGACTCTTTCGAGCGAGGCCAACGCCAGGTTCAACGCCACGCAAGGCGGGGGCGGTGATCGCCTGATCGAAGCGCTGACCCGCAACGGGTCGCGGCGCTCGCTTGGCGAGGCGGCCAGCCTGGCCGTGCACCGCGATACCGCGGCCCGCGGCCAGGACATCGGCCTGGTGGGCCAGCAGGTGGCGGCTGGCACGCAGCGCGACGTGGCTGGCTCGCACGCCCAAGTGACGGCACGCGGCCAGGACATCGGTGCTGGCGTGCAGCGCGACGTGGCCAACATCGGCGCCGACGCGCGCACCTCGGCGGCCGAGACCGCGGCGAACGCGCGCGCAGCAGCGGCGGAATCTGGCGCGAAGCGGTACATCCACATGCCCGGCGGCACGAGGATTGTGGACACGGCCAATGGTCCGATGGCGGTGAAAGACCCGGACATGGTCTTCGACACGCGGACCGGCCAGAAGGTGGACACCCAGCCGGCGCAGGGCCTGCAGGACACGCCCGCGCGGCGAGCCATTCGTGACGATCCGAAGCTGACCCGCGAACAGAAGATCGCCAAGCTGAAGGCGCTGGACGCGAAATGAGCCAGTACGAGGCGTACCTCGACGCGCCGCCGGCCGACGAGTACGAGGCCTATCTCGGGCCCGCCAAGCCGCCGCCCAAGACAGGGGTTCTGCGTGGCATCGGCGACACGGCCATATCGCTCGGGCAGGGCGTTGTCGGCGGCGTCAAGAGTCTCGTGGATGTTGGCGGTACCGGCACAAAGGCGAGCCGCGTCCTCGGCGACATCGGGCAGGCGATGGAGGGCGCGTATTCGCCAGCGCGCGCCGCTGAGCGCCAGGCCCGCCAAGCCACGGTCGAAGAAGCTGACGCATCCGGCAGCACGCTCAAGACCATCACGTCGCGCCTCGGCGGCTTCGCCGAAGCGCCAATCGACACCCTCGCGCAAGGCATCGGGTCGATGGCACCGACTCTGATCGGTGCGATTGCCACAAAGGGCAAGTCCATTGCCCCGCGACTCGGCATCGGCGCTGGCATGGGCGTTGGCTCGATCAAAGGCGGGAACTACGATGCGGTCAAGGGCGAGGCACTGAAGGCGGGACGCAGCGAGGCCGAGGCGGAAGCGCTGGCCACGCGCGCGTCGGAGTACAGCCGTGAGAACGCGCCGCAGCAGGTCCTGGGCGGCGTGCTGGGTGCGCTGGATGCTTGGAGCGGCGTTGAGCGCCTTGTCGGCGGCCTGGCGGGCGGTGTTCAGAAGGTCGGCGGCGGGCTACTGAAGCGCGTCGGCAAGGCGGCCGCTGAAGAGGCTGCGCCTGAGTTTGCGCAAGGGGCCCAGGGTAAGTACGCCGAAAACGAGGCGTTGAACCGGGCCGGCTTCACAACCGACCCAATGAGCGGCGTTCTGGGGTCCGGCATCCACGATGCGGCCGTTGGTGCGGTGCTTGGTGGCGCTGTCGGCGTGCCGCGCGGGCGCCAGCACGCTGCAGCGCCGGCTACGCCTGCCCAGCCTGCCGCTGAGCCTGCTGCTGCTTCAGCCGAGCAACCTATCGTGCAGCCATTGCCAGGCGATGAAATCCGGGCCGGCAAACTGCCCGAGGGCGGGCCGCTCGCCAAGGCCGTCAATGCTGGCGTCGAGAGCCAGGCCCAGGCCGTGGACGCTGCGACGGCGCCAGCCGCAGCCGCCGGGCCGGCACTGCTGACCGACGATGAGCAAAACGCGGCACTGTTCTACGTGGAACAACGTCGCACCGACGGCACGCTGGCCGGCCGCCGGTTCGCTTCCCTGTTCGACGCCGGGCGCATTCCGCCGAGCGAGGCGCTGCGGCTGTTCCTGCTGGATCAGCAGGGTGCCGACTTCAATCTGCCTGCGCCAGACGTCGAAGCGACCGAGATCAGCTTCGAAGATGCGGCGCGCGCCCAACAAGACCCCAATGCGGCCCTGGATCAGTTGACCGGCCTGCCCGTCGGCCAGGCCACAGAGTTGCCGGTCGAGGCCGTCGAGCCAGCGCCAGCTCGAACCCACGTGGGCCCCATCGCGCGAGTGGAGCGTAGCGCTCAGCCAGCGCCGGCCGCGCCGATGACCGACCCCGACCTGGTGGCGGCCTACGTGGCCCAGCGGCGCGCCGAAGGGACGCTCGCGGGCCGGCGCTTCGCGGGTGACTTCGACGCCGGGCGCATCAAGCCCGCCGACGTGCTGGCGTTGCTGAAGCCGAAGCAGACGCCTACCGCAGACGAGCGCATCGCCGCGGCCGCCGGCCAGGCGCCGAAGCCCAAGGGTGGCATCGTGGTGGCCGAGTCGCCGAAGCGCAAGACTGCGGACGCCATCCCAGTCGGCGAGGTCACCGAGGTGCCGCCCACCGGCGACGTGACCGAGCTCGAGTCCATCCCAGTGGGTGAGGCCTCGGAGGTGATCCCGACTGGCGAGGCCGCGCCGCTGCCCAAGAGCATCCCGGCTGGCCGGGCCACTGAAGTGGTGCCAGAAACGATCCTCGCCGATGACTTCCTCACCACGGACGGCATGCCGTATGGGTCCAAGGTGGCCGCGAAGTCGCGCGCTCAGAAGGAAGGCCTGGGCCCCGAGCACCTGGTGGAGATCCAGGGCGCAGGCTGGGTGGTGCGCCCGCAAGCCGCGGCAGACAAACCCGCGGCGGAGGCCAAGCCAGCAGCCGCACCTGCAGCACCTCAAGACGCGCCTGCGCACAAGGTCGGCGACCTGGTGAAGTTGACAAAGCCCGGGCTGAACGGCCGCGTCAACATCGCTGGGTCCATCACCCAGCTGCTGCCCGATGGCCGGCTGGAGATTCGCACCCAGAACGACGGCTACATGAAGGTGGCGCCGTCCGAACTCGGGCACAAGAAGCCTGAGCCGGCGCCAGCAGCCGCGTCCATCAACGCAGCGGCCCCGGCGACTGAATCCGCGGGTTCATCCGAGGCTCGCGGTGCGCGAACACCGTCGAAGGCCGCTGCACCCACCAAGCCCGCGCAGATCACGGTCCCGCCGTCGTTCGCCCGAAAGCACATGGTCACCACCATGGCCTTTCACGAAGCGACGGGCGATCTCCAGCCGACCGAGATGGACGCCAAGAAGGCGCTCAAGGCGCTGGATGAAGACATCGGCGAAATGCGGGCCTTCGTGGCTTGCCTGAAAGGCTCCTGATGCCAGCGGTGATCCCAGCCCCTGCTGCGTCGCCGCCGGCCGCGCCAGCGCCAGTGCAGGCCGATCCCGTGCGTGAGGCGGTTGTCCTGCTGGCCACCAACGCCGGCGAGGTGACCCGCATCAACGAGTCCATCGCCAAGGCCCTGGCCAACAAGCGCGTCTTCGTCACCGAAGTTGTCGCCTGGACCAGCGAAGGCCGGATCAAGAAACTCATCACGAGAGAACAGTAGCTTGCCCGCCATCCCAACAGCAGTAACGCGCGCCGCCCCGGAGGGCACGCACATCGTGCGCTGGGGCAACATCGCCGCGCACTCGTTGACGTTCGCGCTCGACGACACCGGCACTGTTGGCATCGTTGGGGCGGGGTCGATCGTGAACACTGGCACGACCACTGCGCCGTGGTCGATCGCCCCCATCGTTGGCATCGCCATCTCGCCAAGCAGCGGGTCACTTGCAGCCGGCGCTACGCAGGTGCTGACGATCACGCTGAGCATCGCGGGCACCTACGTGGTGGACTTGGTGAGCGCTGGTGCAACGATCGCCGGGAACCCGCAAACCATCATCGCCGCGCCGGCCGTCGCCCCGAGCCTCACCTGGACGGCGCCAAGCCCGGCCGCGGGCGTTGTCGGGGTGGCGTCTGGCAACTTCACGGCCACGCTTTTGAACGGTGTTTCGAGCGTTGTGGTGACGCCGGCTTCGACGCTGGCAGGCACATGGACGCCCACCACGCGCACGCTCACGGTCGGGTCGCCGACCAGCACTTTCACGTTCACGCCGTCGGCGTCCGGGGCGCACTCGGCCAGCCTCGGCAACAACGCGCTCATCACGCCGCCGGCAGCAGTCGGCTACGCCGCCAGCGCAGCGGCAACGGCCTTCACGCTGGCAGGGTCCACGAGCGGCATCACGGGCATTGCGACGACGTTCACGGTCACGCCCAACGCGCCGCTGTCCGCTGCCTGCACGGTCAGCATCACGGCCGCTGGCGCCACGCTGAGCACCGCGAGCCTGAGCTTCGCCTCGGGAGCCATCGCGGCACAGACCTTCACGGTCACGCGCGCCACCGACGGCACCACCAGCGTCAGCATCACCAACAGCCTGGGCCTGACCAACACCGGCAGCCCGATCAGCTACGCCACCAGCGCGTCGACGGTCGCGTCACTTCTGGTCTACCCATCGACCACAGGAACATCGCTGCCCTACAGCGCAACGGTGCTGCCGCTTGAAGGGGCACTGCCCGCCGGGTACGAGTTCTCGAGCCCGGACGATGCGACGATCAGAACCAGCGTGCTGTCCACCTGGAGCGACGGAAGCGCGGCTGTGGCCATCGTGACCGGCGCAGCTAGCGCAGTGGCCGGTACGCCGTCGACCGTCCGCTTGCTGGCTGTGGCCGCTGGCAGCAGCACACCCCTGACTTCATCAGCGATCTCGGCGCTTGTGTCGTCTGTTTCGGTGGCCTTTGGCAGCCCATATGGCACGGCCAGCATCATCAGTTTCTCCACTCCAGAGCGAATCTGGTGGGCAAACGCGCACACGATCTGCGCGCGGTATCGAGTGGCCGCGCCAACGCCAGGCACCACCGCGCTTGAGGCGGTGATCGACATCCACGCATGGGCCGGTCGCGCGTTGGTCGAGGTGACTGTCGAGAACGGCAAGATGACCACGGCAACGCCGACAAAACCAACCGCGGCCAGTTATACGGGCGCCACCGTCAGCATCAACGGCGGCGCGGCCATCGCCACAGTTAATGCAAGTGGTGCACCGGAGGGCAACCACGCAGCGTTCCGCAGTTGGTACGCCATCGGTTGGATCGGTGGCGACCCCGGGCTGCGAGTGACACAGGCCGTTGCCGAGTTGCAGAGACACCCGCTGTTGTGGAAGATGGATCAGTCGAACAGCACATTCGACATGACCGGCTACGCCAGCGACGCTTACACGCCGTGGGGCAATGGTCGGCATCCTGCGTCGGGCATGGGCGGCACTGGTGACGCTGATTTCATCGGCCCACTGCCGAAGTGGGAGGCCCGTTTCCTGCAATCAGGCGACTACCGCGCGGCGCGCGCCACAGAAGTCGCCGCCCTGGCGGTGCTGGGCTTCAACGTCAACTACCGCGACAGCACCACCGGCCTGGTGCCCACCTTCGCCGAGTTGACCGGCAAAACCCAGCAGGGCGGCGTGTGGCCAAGCCAGAGCAACGGCGGCGATCAGATGATGTGGGAGGTAGCCCACCATCCCGCCGCTGGCCTGATGGCCTTCATCTGTCGTCCGAGCCCGGTGTTCATCGAGATTGCGCAGAAGGTGGCTGTGTGGAACGGCACCTGGAGCACCGCACGCAATGGAGGCCCAACGATCACCACAGGCGTGTTCGGCCAGACCTACCAAGGGCGGGGCCGGGCCTGGTGCCTGCGCAGCCTGGCGCACGCAGTCTTTCTCACGCCCGACGCGCTGCCGTGGAAGGCTGCCGGCAAGACATCGATCAGCGACAACGTTACTTGGATGCAGGGATTCAGCGGCGCTGCTGCATTGACGTTGAACTGCAGCATTGAGCAGGCATGGTACGACCCACAGAGCGGGCAGACAGGCGCCAACCGCTTCGTGCACCCGGTGTGGTTCCACCACTACCAGGTGACCGAGCTGCACAAGGTTGCCAGTGCGCGGCTGCTCACCGGCAGCGCACAGACCGCGCTCAACGCCCTGGCGGACTGGTTTGCGCTGCAGCCCGTGCGCTGGGTCAACGAACAGAGCGGCACGGGCGACTCGACAATCGACGGCGGGTGGCGCTACATCCCTTACGAGTTGTCCATCGGCAAGAACATCACCACGGTCGACTCGGAAACGACCTGGGGCGCGCAGATGAAGTGGTGGTACCAGACGGGCGCCACGCTCAACGGCGGCGGGCCATTCGCCAGCTCGCCCAGTGGAGCGTCAGGCGCGATCAGTAGCAGCGTGGTCGCGGTGCCCAACACCTACGCCGACTTCAGCACCGAGAGCGCGGCGGGCGGGTACTACCCGAGCTACTGGTGGGCGGCGCTGCAGGCTGCTTACGAGCGCGGCGTGAGCGGATCAGGGCTGGCCATGGCCACTGTGGTGCAGAACGCGTCGAACTTGGCGACGTGGCGCCAAGGCTTCCAGGCCGACCCGCGCTGGGGAGCGTTCGCGCGCAACTACGTGCCGGCAGGATTCGGAACCGACTCAAACGCAGGCACGTACAACGCGGGCACGTTCACATGGACACCTGGCCGCGATGGGGCGGGCCTGGTCAACGCCGCGTCCTGGGCGCTGGTGCCGACAGGGACATGGGTGCGCATCGCCGGTACGCGGCTCGACGCGCTCGACGCGCCGGTCAAAGCCGCGCTGCTGCCGGCAAGTTGGGGGGATATCAGCGGCACCTGGCACGCGCTAATCATCGAGTCTTGGGGCGGCTTCTGCGTGGACTACGCGAGCGGCGCTCGCATGTGGTGGGCCGGCGGCGGCCACGGGGCCAGCGCCAACAACGGCCTCTATGGTTTCAGCGCCTTCAAGATGTCTTGGTACATCGAGGCCCTGCCTACGGTGCTTTCGGGCAACGGAGCGGATTGGACGAACGGCATTGCGGGGTCTGGCGGCCTGGTGACGATCCAAAACGCCACCCTGGCGAAGTACGACGCCACCACACTGCAATTGCAAAACGACACCTACGGCGACGAGGTTCAGGACGGCAAGCCATGGGCGCGCCATTGGTATCGATCGATGGTGTACGCGCCCGAGATCAACCGCATCATTGGCACGCACCGCCGCCTGTGGTCCTACTCGCTTGGCAGCGCGCCGATGACGGGCTCGTGGGACTACAAGTGCTTGGCGCAGGGCGTCATGCCGTTGCGGACTCGCGTCGTGCAAATTCAGTCGAACCTCGACCCCAGCGAGGGCGTTGCTCAAGTCGGCCGCAGTGCCTGCATGGACCCAGAGCACGGCCAGGGCATGTGGGATTCGGTGGCTGGCGAATACCTCATTAGTTCCTACGGCAGCAGCGGTATCCCGGACTCGGGCCGTCTGAAGTGGAGCGACAAGATCTGGGCCGCATGGTCGGCGCCCACGATCAATGGCGACGGCGCTGACTGCATGGTCGGCGACCTGGTGGTGCAGCTCACCGCAGGCGCTGCCACGAATTGTCGAGGCGGTGC